ATTTGGGTTAATGGCCCAGATTGTAAAGTTCGTATTTGTTCAATCCGGGGGGTGGTAAATGTGGTTGATGAGCGAAACAACTGAGGAGGCTGTCCGTGGGCGAAGTGTTCTTCTGGCTTTTAGTCGTGCTGTTCGCCCTGGTGCTGATGTACCGACTCGGCGTGACCATCCGCTCATTTATGGATACGAACGACGCATTCCGTCACTGGAGTGCAGTTAACAAACAGAAAAGAATGGAAAACAAACGATGAAAACTTACTATTCAGGAATGACATTGGCAGAAATGTTAATGTTAATTAGTGCTGTTAAGGCATCAGCAGACGATCTTGTCAAATATGAAACATGGATTAATGATAGACCAGCATTACCAGCCAGAGAACTTGCTATCAATATGGTAAGAGCGGAAACTAAAAAATACAGAGAACTACAATTAAAGCTTATGGAAATATTGGACAAGGAAGAAACAAAGATGATGGAGATAAAACGATGAAAAAGTCTGAGTATATGGAAGCCATGTTTGGGGAAGAATGGCGCAAATGTGTGCGGGAAGGACGATGTTGGATTATACAAAACACTATCTTTAATCCATTTGATGGTCAGGGATTAAATTTGATTTGTCAGGTACATGAAGAGGAGTTTAATATTCCGGTAAAACGTGGAGAGTGGAATGTACCAATACCTTCTATTTGCCCCAAGGGGGAGAAGAATAAGCTTATCTAATAATAAAAAAGGGAGCCGAAGCTCCCTAATTTACGACACTATATAGAATGTCTTTCTGATTACATCAGGTTTTGAACCAGGAACTTCCTGTAATACACGTTACTATCAACGTGAATGGTTCCAGAACCTTTTGTTAATCCCTCGGCAAATGGGTTGGCTGTCATGCCATAGCGAGTCTTAAACCCAAGGCGAGGAGTAAATGAATCGGGACGAACCGCATTCATCAACTGGAGAGGAACGTATGGGCAGTAGTAAATACCCGCATCCCAGGCACTTGCCCCTTTATAACCGACCGTGATATAATGACCCCCAGAAGCATATGGATCAATATAACACTTAATACGCCCATTTAGAACTCCGATAAAGGTACTACCTGTATCATCTGGATTGAGGGAGTTTTGTAGGGCTGGAGTATAATCTAATTGCTGAGCCGCTTGAAGGGCTGAAGCAACATCGGAAGTCATGATAGCGATATTACCGCGTCCCCGACGTGTAGCCTTAGCCAGAGCATTACATTCACGCTCTAGTTGGAAATGAATACCTTTCCACTTCTCTACTGACCAACGACCATTAGAATCGGTATCAAGATCAAAGAAACCAGCAGTCGTGGTGTTTTCCTGACAACCAATTTGGGCCGCAAGGTTAACAGTTCTCACAACTTCCCGATTAATTTCCGCAAGGATTTCAGTTGAAAGAATATTGATCAATTCTGCCCGAGCGTCCATACCATGAACAGCCTTTAGGTCTTGAGCAAGTTCAAGAGTATATTCAGCCGCCAGAGCCCGAGACTTTGCAGTTACGGTATTCTTTTCAATGCTGAAGCCCATCTGAGCAAAATCAGAGTTTGAATCCGTACCCAAAGCTTCGGCTTGGGCTGTGCTCATTCCACCGCCATAGTTATAGATACCAGTGGCTGCAAGGTTTGAAATTGCTGAAGAGTTACCAGGAAGGGAACCGACATGTTTCAAGCCAAGTGTGTTTGCCCCTGAGAGTACTGAGGAAAACATGGTGTTGACTTCGTTATAGAAGGTTTCCGAACCAGTCTGGTTTGAATAGCGGGAACGCATGGCGAAAATCAAACCTGTTGGACCAGTCATTGGCTGCACGCCAACTAGATCATAAGCAATCAGATTTGGGGCCGAACGCCGAACCATATTGATTAGAATTGGATCAAAGGTATCAATACCTCCTGATCCAGCAGTTGAGCTTGAAGCACCCATAAAGTTTACAGGGATAGCAGCTTCCAAGAGGTCACGGGGAATAGATTCCCGATTTAGCTTTAGTTCTCTCTCAGTATTCTCCATCAGAATGGCAGTAACAGTCTCCCGATGAGAATCTTTAATCTTGGCATGTGAGGGATGCTCTAAAAGTCCGCCCCACTTGTCCTTTAGTTCTTCAGATAAAAACATTAATTTATTTACTCCCTGTAATTTTCTTTATACTTGTTTTATTTAGGAATTACTTCATTTTAGAAGCAGCAAATACATACTGATTCATTTCTTTTGAAGTAATTGGTTTATCAGTTTCATCATCTAGGTGTTCAGATAGTAAATCTGAAGATGATTCATCCGCCGAACTTTTCTTGTTGGGAAAATACTTGGTCTTAACAGTTTGAAGTTTGTTTTGATAAGTATTCGGATCAAAGTCTAAATCCTCAACCAGAGTCCGGAATTTCTCTTTCTGAGAAAGAACTAGACCTTCGGTTACTTTATCAATTACTTCGTTCTTTTGATATTCAACAAGTTCATCCTTCAGAGCCATATTCTCTTCCATCGTGGAATTGAGTTTGGTTTCCATGGAATCAATTCTCTCAGCCATAGCTTCCAGAACGTCTTGTTTGTTTTCAGGAATGTTGAAATAATGTGCCTCAAACAGACCTTTTAGATCGCCAATAAAATCCTCAAAGATTTCAAGTTTGAGAGCATTTTCCACGGCGACTTCATTCTCGTTTAGCCATTCTTGGGCAACATAGGTAATGTATTCATCAAAATTCTCGGTGAGGGCTTCAACAGCCTCGGAGATTTCTACTTCGGCGGCTTCCTGGATTTCTTCTTTGAGAACTGCTAAACGAGTACTTAGAGCAGCTTCAAATAAAGTTTCGGTCTTTTCCTTGAATTCAGCGGATAGTTCCTCGGTATCTTCCCCAAAGATTTCGGCAATGGCTTCTTTAATACTTTCCTTCATTGCGGCGTTTGCAAAAGAAGGTTTCATCATAATGCCAGCTTTGTTCTTATCTGACGTGCCATCAGGAATCTGATCGGACGCGGAACCACCCTGCATCTGTTTAACCATGTCCATAAAGTTATTAATATCGGCCCCATCCATGGTTCCAATCAGATTAATAGCCTGAGACATAGCTTCCATTTTACTCATGGAAGGTTTCATTGCTACTGAATCAACATTATCAGAGTGTTGATCTTCGTCCACATTATCAATCTCGTTTTCTGTCATTACTTTCTTCTTTCTCGCCATTTTTAGAACAATCTCCGGATGTTAAAACTTGTGTTTATATTTAGTAATACTGTTTATTTACTAGGCCAGCGCCCTTGTTTAGCAGTAGTTTTTTGACCCTGTAAACCTAAACCTTTGGCTTTTTTGAGCATATTTGAAGCCGCTTTACCAGTCATATTAACGTGGGTAACACTACGGTCATGATTAATAATCGTTTTTTGTCCTCCCCCTAATGGGTTTAGCTTTCTATGAACCAGAAACTGGTTGTTATCTTCTTCGGGTAACATTAAACCCAAGTAATAGCGGAATAACTCATACTTCTTTTCAAGTAGCTCACGCTTAGATATCTTTTTCATAGCCTTAGCAAGGTCTTCCACCTTGTTTTCCATATAAGAACCCCGAGCGGCATCATATACCCAATCCACGCCTTCCATGATACCATTAACCCAACAATTTAAGCCTGAAGGATCAGTAACTGCATCTACCGTAACAAGTTTGAAGTCATTTTGAACTTCCTGGAGACCTTGGGAATTGGGCTTTACGGAGCCTAAACCTCGGGTACTCATTCCAAACCGACCCCCCGATTCAATAATGGAACGCATAATTTTGCCCTGGCCTTCATCTAAAACTACAGCCTTTCCAATTACATTATTACCATCCCAATCTAGAGACGTAATTCTGTGTGAGATTCTTTCCTCATTTATCTTTGGTCCCTGAGGGTGTCCCCATTCTCCATAGGCTGTTTTGTTATTGATCTTATCCTTGACAAAACCTTCAACCACAGGTTCCATAATTCCCTTAGAATAAATTCTATTATTCCGATTAGGAGTATTAACGCTAATGTAAGGTCCAGCGACATAGAGGAACTTTTTTCCGTCCTTTTCTTCGGTGAGGTATTGAACGTCTTGGGATATTTCGGATATTAACTTCATTTCTTCTTTCTTTTCTTTGGTGGTTTTGGAAAATCTATACCAGCATTTGATAAGCTTCCGTGTCTTCCTTTACCCTTAACAGATGAGACAACAGAACCAGGAGTTATTGGAGAGTCGTCATAAGTTACTGGATTTACTCTTTTTTTTGCCCCCCGTTTTTTTGGATATGAGATAAGATTATCTTTTCCTACTGGAGAAGAAGAAGTTAGTTTATTTTTTAGCCATTTTTTCCAATCAAACACTTCTTTTATTCCTGACATACCATGATTTGGGGGAACTAAACGACGCTTTCTAATTTGCTCAATATCATAATCCATACTATCTTTATGTGGTAAACCAGCTTTTCTTCTGGCTTTACTATCATTTATAGCATCAATATCATAATCCATACTGTCTTTGGGAGGACAATTCTTTTTTCTTTTGAGTATGTCTCGTAATTTTTTCATGCTTCTATTTATTATTTTCTTTTAATTCCCCAACATAATCATGTATTCTATGTCCTGGAAGATCAAAATCTCCTCCTGGATATTTCATACCTTTCCAGGAACATTTTGGGCAAGAATGTAAAACTGATCCCTGATGGTTTGTGCCTATCTTTTCTAAATTTCCACAAGCCCGACATTTATACATTCGGCGTTTATGTTGGGGGTAATGTTCTTTTGGGGGCTCCTTTTTCTTCTTTGGAAATTGTATTACGTCCCCTTCTTTCAAACCAATCTTTGCTTTAATCTTATCTTTCAGGCTCTTTGGTTTAACTCCAAATAGTTGTTCTCCTGCTTTTTTAGCCTTGGATTTATTCCGAACAACTTTATTATGATGAACCGACTGATCCCCCGCCACATGAATCGCATGATGAATTAAGTGATGGGATTCATTTTTGGATGTAATTGGTTTTTTGAATTTGGTATATTTTCTCTTGACTCGTTCAACCTTGGCATATATCTTAACTAGATCAGCCGCAGGCTTGACTAATTGTTTATTATATGGCAAGGCGGCTATGGTTGCAGCCCCAATTGTGTTGCGTATTTTCTTACGTAGTTTTTTGTCGTTAAATTTTGTCTTTGCCCAATCCGAGAAATCTGAATTCTCTTTGAGTTTATAAGGATGGGTATATTTTACCGGGTGGGCATCTCGCCATTTTCCATGATCATAACCCTTACTCCAGGGAGCATCTTTTTGTCCGGGTTCTTTTTCATAACCATCCTTGGGATGATGGGATTTAGACCATAAGGCTCTTTTTAATGCTGAATCCCCTTTTCGTTTTTGTAGCATACCTTGGGCAGTTTTCCAGGCTTTCATATTTCTATGAGCCTTATGATAATCCTTTGCCACGGGATCAAATTCTGCACTTCGGAATGGACCAGAACCTGAGCCTTTATTTTTTAAGTGATCAACAATTTTATTCCGATGCTTTAATGCCCGATGTCCATATTTTGCAATGGCATCTTTTAATTCATCATCAGAATGGGGGTTCTCGTTAAGCATCCGAATCAACTAATTCATTAGGTTTCTTATGACGAAACGATTTCACTTCTATTTTTTTATCATGTCCAAAATGTTCTTTTGCTTTATGTTCAATGTCATATGAGGATATATAAGCGTCATTATTTTTAGCATATTTCATCATATACCCTTGAGAGAAACCATATGTATTCAAATGCTTTAATCCATGTTGTTTCATGTGCTCATGGAATTTTTTTTCTTTAGCTTCCCCAAATTTTGAATGAACATTCACCCATACTCCCCCATGTCTAGGGTTTTTATGATCTATTTCATAAGCTAAGTTTTGTACATATTCAGGCTTCATTCTAGTTTTAATACCTAAAGCCATTCCCCGATAATACAATTCTGCAACTTCAGTAGGAGATTTACCCTGAGATAAATGACGAGCAATATGTATTGTTACTATTTTTCGTTCATCTTTGGAAAGTTGGAAACGTTTGGGTTTTGCATACTCTTTAGGTCTTTTACCCGCCGCAGGATACTTATGTTTATCTGGTAGGTTTACAAAAGAACCAGATTTTCCATCTTTACCTGAACGATAATTTTTTCCCTTGTTATGATTTTTCCAGGCTAAAGCATATGCTAGTCCAGGAGCCATACCTTCTTTTTTGCGATGTTCTATCCATTTCCGCATTGCAGGAGTTGGAGCTTTTTCATTTAGAATATCCCGGAAACGTTTAATCATAAATGGCACTACTATTAGATGAGGTTTTTCCTAATTCAAGCATAATGAAAGAATTTGCGGTATCAGTACAAGTACAATTAATGGTTGCCGCCGCATCAAGGCTCATACTTGCCCCCTCACCCATTAAGTCCAGAAATTGTTCAGTTCCCGGAGCCAAGATAAGAACGGTATTTGAACCTCTTTTTACAAACCAGTTTGCGGCTCCACTCCACCAAACTCGGCGTATAGTAGCTGATTGAACAACCTCAGTGGTAGTTGCAATATTAGAAGTGGCATTATTTCCCGCAACTGTTATGGCCACATTTGCCACAGAATGCAGCAAAACTTTACCATAAGGTTGATTCACCATTAATCTCTCGGCCATTTTACTTCTTTACTCCATATAAGTCTTTACAAGTTATTCCAGGTTTTAACCCTCCGGGACGCATTAAATCAAATCCCAGAACATAGGCTGGTATAATTATTGTTGGGAAGAATATAGCCCCGATAATAACTCCCGGATAATTTAAATGATAGTTAACTGTTCCATCAGCATTCATAATATTCAACATCCCATAACCAGGATAATAAGAACCACAGATTGTTTTAGCTTCCACGCTCGTAAATGCGAAAATTGAAATTAGAAATGCTAGGATAAATTTATTCATATAACTTGTTGAATACTCCAGAAATCGTCGCAAAGATTTGCGTTTGTTAAGTAAGAATATGGCATATAATAAATCCCATGATCCCCAACCGATGTTCCCCAAGAATTACGAATCATAAATTCCTTGGTGAAATCATTATATCCAACACAACAAATTGCATGTCCGCCAAGCATCTTTTCATGTACCTGAGGCATCGGAACATGACCCCCTTTATCTCCCTGATAAAAACTATCATAGATTGCCGCCCCGAAAACAAACAGTTCTCCATTATCCAAACAGCTTCTTAAGACATCAAGGTTGGTATTATCCAGGCGATAATAATTCAGAGCTTTGTATTTCTTGGCATTCTGGTAACAAGCCGCTGGAGGTTTGAAGGCAAAATATTCAGGATGATAAGCCCAAAGATGTTCATCACAATATCCCTGAGTGGCTACTGATTTAATGCCATCTCGTATTTCAGCCCCAGCATCTGAGGTAATTGTGCCTTCCATCCAACGCTCATTATAATAAATGAATAGACGGGAGGGAGTGAAGTCTTGAATTTTTTGTTGAATACGATTATATTCTAGAATGGCGGCAATAGCATGGGCTGTGCAAGAACCAAGTTCCCCTTGATCCCAAATAGGGGGACAATTATGGCGTAAATCAACAACCTTATCTTGACGAGCCGCAAGGTGCATAAGTTTATAGTTATGATACCATAAGTCTCGTTGATCAGGTTTGTCTGGTTTCCATCCTAGTTTCCGATTCATTAATACTTGGGCCTTTTATTGTGATATTTTTTTCCTGATTGTCCTTCAAACTCCCTATCTTGTTTTAGGTGTTTGTTGGACTTTTTTACACTATAAATCTTTCCCGGAGTGCCCCCAAAAGTGTCCTTACCCCGTTCTCTTTCCGTCTTTGTTAACATCTGCCACAAAGAATTGATTTTTGTGGTCAGTTTACCTTCACTTAGTTTGGACTCGGCTCGGGAACGAAAGGGCTATCTTCTGATTCAACCTCGCCATCACAATCGTCATCCTTGGCTTCCTCGGAATCATCATCCTTTTCTTCCTCTGGATCAGGATCAGTAAATAAAGACGCCGCTAGGTTCTTTTTATATTCTTCAATCGCCCCGTCTAGTCTTTGTTTAATAGCTAGATCAAAAATCTCTGCAACCTTGGCTGGTTCTTTATTCAAGATAGCATCAGCTACTTCCATTAAATTAATAGGCTCTACTACCTTTTCGGCTGGCTTTTTGGTTTCATCTTCAGCTTCTTCTTCGTTCTCTTCACTAAGAGTTTCAAAGACTTGAACAATTTCATCATCGGATAATCCGTCCTCTCTCATTTCGGCAATTAGAGCATCAAGCTCGGCATCAATTTGTTCCTCAGTAACTTCCTGCTCTTGATCTTGTTTCATTTCTTCCTCTTCTTTATAGGGGCGATATTTTTCTCTATTAGCTCTTCCAGTTTCATGCTTTGCAACAGTTTCTCTGTCTTTATCAGACTTAGCATTTACCATTCTACGAAGAATCCGTCCCATGTTTTTATCATGTTTTTGGGATTTGGGTGTTGCATATTTCGTCATTTTTTATTATGCGGCCTTCTTCGTTGATGATTTGTTATTATTTAGGGGTTTTTGACTTTGATCTGTCATCGGGGCTTGAACTGATAAACCTTGTGGACCCCCTTGTTGATCCATTCCGGGTTCTCCCTCCATACCCATAGCTTGTCCTTCAGGCATACCCAAAGGAGCCTGATATAATGGATTTTGCAATTCTTCCATAACTTGCTCGTCCATATTCTCAATATCCTCATCGGTTTGTTTTAGGATATTCTTTCTCACCCATTCATTAGAGAAATACCGCCCAACATAGGGAGCAATTAATTGGAGAGTTGTTAGCCGACCATTAATAACTTCTCGCTCTTTTAATTCGGCAAAGATATTATTTCTGGCATAGGTAAATTTGATCTTATAAGAAATAGCATCCCATTCGGTAGGTAATAGAATACCTTTTAAGATAAGCTGTTTCTTCAGGGCTTCTAGAAATAAGTTATTGAAACGTAAGCGAATATTGTCAATGAACATTCCGAAGTTGATTTCATCTCGGGATATTTCCCCAGCATTCATACCCTGGAACATAGATTCGGGGTGGGTGCGAGAAAAAGGAACATTCAAGGCATCATATAATCTTTGTTTGAAGAACTCCACTTCATCAATAACTCCCGAAGAATCTCCCCCCGGAAGAGTATCAACTTCCGTGCCACCACTTTCCCGTCTGGCTAACCAAAAATCTTCAAGCATCGTCATCATTTTACGATTATCTTGAATCTCTCCAGTCTCGGCATTATAAACCAAGCGATTCTTGAACTTGGTCATTAATTGCTGAATATATTGCTCGGCCTTAATTCGGGGTAAATTTCCGGTGTCAATATAAAAAACTCGTCTTTCGGGTGCCCGAGCCAACCGATAAATGATGGCTGCGTCTTCCAAGGCTCGTAGCTGATTTAGGGGTTTGATCGCCTTATGAAGATGGGATAAAACCATCGTTCCTGTTTCGTTGGTGATTCCACTCGTAACATACAGAATGGAATCCTTGGCAATTTTTAATCCTGTCGTGGGGGAAGAATATTGAAACGAGGGGTTTGCATTAGAAACAAAGCCTCGGGGATTAAAAATGAAATATTCATTCTTAACTTGTGTAACCATTTCCAATCCCGGAACTTTAGATAAAGTCGGATCACCAACATTAGCAGCGGGTTCAACCTCCCGAACTTTTCTAATTTTTCGGGGATCAATATATCTTAGTTCTTGAATACCAGCCTGAGGTTGTTTTTCATCTATAATAGCATGATAAGGAAGCCTGCCATCCACGTAAAAACGCAGGAAAATATCCTTTGCCCGAACATTCCATTTTAGAAGTTGTTGGATGGTTTCAAACTCGCCTTCAATAGCTTTTTTAGTACTATCTCCAACCATATCATCTAAATCGTCCAGGACTATATCAACAATTTTTTGCCCTTCTTCGTGGACAATAGTTTCGTTGGAAATATTCTTAACCGCCGAATCAATCTCATGATGCAACATCATTTGGCGGTATTTGCTTATGAGTTCGGCTTCGTTTTTAACCGATCCTTCAATATCAATATATCCCCCATAGTGACCTCCAGCGGCCACAGTAACAGCTCCATCATCTACAACGGGGGGAGTGAAAGATGGAAGGGGTTTAGCTTCCGCTTGTTTACGAATTTCCCAGCCGAATATTCTCAATCAACTTCTCCATGACTTTGTAACATTTTATGAAAATATTCGGTTGTATTATGAGGTAGTTCATAAACATGTGCTTTAAGAATACCTTTACTATGAATATGTTCAATAGCCGCACGATGATGACCATCTAAAATTAGATGATGTTTTCCAACCTTTAATAAAATTGGATTATGATGTCCTTCAAATGTTGTTTCATCTGGGTCTGCTCCAGTATTTCTTAGCCATTTTTGAGTGGCAATTAAACTTCCAGTATTTACATTAGAAAGTTTAGCTGGAGTAGTATGACTGTTAATATGGTCTACAACTATACCCAATCTTTCCTCTCCAGCAGTTTTATATTCATCATGATATCCATGAAATATCTTAGAAAGTCTAAATGGAGTTTCTTTTGGAAGCTTTACTTCTAATAAAAATTGCTGAAAAGACAACAACCAAAAATCCTTTCTAAATCATTATAAAAACATGAAATCCCAATCGTAATATTTTTGGAAAATATCAGAGGATTGGGACATATAAAATCATTTAAGGCGTAGTAACGCGAGGGACTCCAGTTTCCTGATTACCACTGATACTACCTTGCTCGGGTTCATCAGGTAGCAACACAGAATATTGATCCGAAGCACTTGATTGATTAATTGGTTGGAAGTAATCTAAAGCAAAAGTGACATTAAATTGTTCAAGCTGACCTTGGGAACCCCAATCTAAGGGAATAGGAGTAATACTCATAGGCCATAAACCAATAAACTGATAAGCTCTTAAATCCCGACCATCTTTACCTTTTTGTAGAACTTCGGCGGTAGCTTTATATCCCGTTGGATAAAAACTTGGATTTAGACGATTTGAAACCAAGGTGTTCATAATATTAGACCAAGATTCTAACATGGCTCTTTGCCCAAAATCTTCATCGTTCATGATAGTTACATCCCAATTATCATAAACTCGTTCGCCCGCAAATTTAGCTTGCCAACCAAAATATGGAGCAATAACAGGTTGAACGACAAATCCGGGAAGACTTGCCGCACTTACCAGAAGTACTGATCTTTTACTTTCGGCGGAAGTAAATGGCGGAAACAAAGATACCTCAAACTGATTAGGACGAGCCCCGCCTTGCTTGAGACCGTTTGCCCGAAAATTTTCTATATTAAAACTAATAGCACTTACTCCTTAAAGATGTTGATTATTATTATTTATATCCTGATAATTTACCTATAAGACCCTTAGGAGTACTTCCCTATAACTTCGTTGAAACTTACCGCCGTGCGAACTGCAATAAAGTTCAGGTTAACCCAGTTAATACTGCGGGCTGGCTTAATATAGATATCGCAATTTAACTCATTATTATCAATAACATCTCCATCGTTATTTGATGCATCGCAAATCACCTGGAAGTCATAAATGCCTCGTCGTCCTTGAATTGTCCGAAGATATGGGATAATCATGTTGCGAACTTGAGCCCGAGTAAATGCATCATTGAACTCAAAGAGGAAGAATTTAGCTGCCGTGGCGATTGCTTTTTCAATCGTGATAAACAAGCGACGCACGTTAATTCGGCTAAAGGCTGAATCTTTTGCCAGCAAAGTCTTATCACCAAATAGGAGGAAACCTTGTCCTGGATCATTAATGACAGGATTAATTCCGTTTGTATAAAGGGCATCCCGATATGCTTTTCTTGGATTCCACGCTAGCTTAACAACATTCTTTAAGAGACCCCGATTATATCCTGCAAAAGACCACCAGGGATCATTTGTCGTGTCGGTTCTAACTGCCAGACCTGCCATATCTCCATTTAATGGAATCCAACGGAAGATATCATTATAACGATCATACATATATTTGTAGCCAGAATCCATAAAGACATAAGAGGTTGATCTGAGGTTATTTCGGAAGTCAATAGCATTATCGGCTTCAAATCCTACCTGATTAACAACGTCAGTTCTATTTGGAGAAACGAAGAGAACACAATCTTTTCTCTTTTCCACGATATTATCGGTGATATAGTTTGCAAGTTGCTCCCCATTTATGCCGCCTCGGGCTCTACCCTGCATAATTAAATTTACGTCTACATCTTCGGCAGATTGGAATAAATCATAAGCATTAGCCAACACGCCCAGAGAAACAACTGTTTCGTCTGAACCATCTTGACCATAATTAAAATCCAAGGACTGAATAGATGTGTTTGAGACCGAAGAAAGATTCAAGGCTGTATTTGTGTATCCGATAGACCGGGGATTACAAATCCAAATATATTGGGAAGCTTGATTTATAACGTCTTGATAGAAAATCGTACCCCCATCAATACCCTTAGCGTTTGTGGCTCGGGAAAGATGACTATATTTTTCCAAGACAGTTCCTGGAACACCCGTGAATAAACCATCACTATCCACGACAACCACGTGTAATTCATCGTTTGCCGCCGTGTTTCCATTTATACGCACAAAGTCTGATTGACTTGGGGCGCTATCCATTAAGCTGAAGAATTCCCAGAATCTGGTAAAGTCTTCAGTTAGATTTTGATTGGCAATCAGGCGTAAATCTTCATTAAATTGAAGTTGGAAGGTAGCCGCTGCGACAGTGCTATTCACGTTTGAGGTATAGGTGTTAATTGTCGTGATTTGCAGAGCTTGCGTACCAATTGAGTTATTTCCAAACTCCACAAAATCGGTAACTTGCATATTAGCTTGAAAATCAGTTGCTGCTGTATTGACTGCAAGTCTGGCGTTATTTTGTGAAGTACCATCATGGTTATAAATTAACACTACTGTTGCGGTGTTTGAACCAACGTTTAAGGAAACGGAGGCTCCTCCATTTGCCAGGGTAGCAAGATTAATTGTGCTGGTAAAACCCCCCGAAGAATCACAGAGATTGATTCTTAATGAATCTCCTATTGCTCCTGGATATCTGGCGACGGCAATAATATCTGGATCAAAAGTTCCAGCTTTGGTTATATAATCATCTTCCTGCCGAATAATTTGATATTCAAGATTTGCTACTTGGGCTGTGTTTGCGATTGAGGAAAATACTGAGGTATTTGTTACAGCCTGGAATTGAATAGTTCCATTTGATAAGGCGTGTGAACTTGAATCAAGGGTAAAGGCTGTAGAATTAACGATAGCCCCGATGGTTGCCCCAATAGTGACAACTCCAGCAATATTAGCTGCAACGATGATATCTCCTGCCGCTAGGGGGGCCGTGTTTGTTCCCGTAACTGTAGAATTACCGCTTACAAAAGTTGCGTTAGCAAGAGGGGAACTTCCTGTGGTATTTGCGGCCCGAGAAACTAAAAGTTTATTACCATCAGCAAGGAAGCTTGCAGCGGTAAAGAATGTTTCGGGGTTAAAGTTTGTTGGTTTACCAAACGTTTTCCAGAGGGTAGTTTCTGAATCAATTAGCATTCTATGCCCAATTGGACCCCAGCGATAGACACCAGCGATTGCTCCAATAGTAGTGGCTTGAATAGGAATGCCACCAGTTAAATCAAATTCCTTAATATTCACGCTCGGGCTTACACTGAAGAACGGCATACGGACAATCTCCTAATTTATTCTAGTAAAAACACAGTTTCTTAATTCAAATCTATTTATAAAAATATTATATTTATGATATACAGTAGATATCTAGTTGACATTTGTAAATAAATATTCTAGAATACGATATAAGGTTTCAAAAGGAGAGAAGATGATACCATACACTTATTTGTTAATTTTTGATCATCCAGACTTACCAAAGAAATATTATTATGGAGTTCAGTATGGAAAGAATGCTCACCCTGATAATCTATGGAAAACATATTTTAGTTCAGGAAAAAAAGTTCATGATCTAATAGAACAATATGGAGAAGAAAATTTTGTATTTGAAATACGTCGGATATTTAAAAATCCAGAACACGCTAAAACATGGGAACAAAAAGTTCTTCAGCGAATGAAAGTAAAGGATAATCCTGATTGGTTAAATGAAAATGACCATTTTGCTCCACCAATAATATCTGGCGAAAAACATTGGTTATATGGGAAATCTTTGCCTAAAAATACTTTAAAAAAAGCAGTGCAGTCACGACAAGAAAAACTTAAAGACCCAGAATACAAAAAATGGCTTTCTGATATTATGTCAAATAGAGATTTTTCTTGGATTACAGAAGAATGGAAAGAGAAAAGAAGTCTACAATATAAGCAATTATATAAAAATAGACCAGATTTGATGAAAAGGTTGGTTGAGAATAATAAAGGAACTAAAAATGGGATGTATGGTAAAACCCAAAAAGAAAGTAGCCGACAACTTATGAGTCAGGCTCATAAGGGCAAAAAACTTGGAAAAGACAACCCTATGTTTGGAACAACAAGGCCGGATTCAGTTAAAGATGCCATATCTAAATCTCGTAAAAATAAAAGATGGATATATGATCCCCTAACCCGAATACAAAAATCGGTTGACAAAAATTCCTTGGAAGTGTATCTTGCCCAAGGATGGAAACTGGGGCGTCTCAAATATAAGGATGATCCAGATTTCCTCTTATCCTTCTGAAAACCTGAGAGGACTAGAGAGAGAATGAGATCAGCACAGCATATGCTAAATCTCCGAGCTATTCAACATCCTCGGGTTGGGGATAAGTGGTATGATCATGGGGTTCTTCAACTACAAGTTATAAAAATTACGGCATTATATATCCATGTAAAAACTGGGAATGGAAAAATAGAACAATATACCCCCACGGAATTTAAAAATCATATGTTATATGATACTATTCCCGATAGAACATGGGCAGATGTGGAGACATAAGGTGATCATCCCTCGTTGTGGTCCAGAACCCAATGCTTTTTGTATGTACAGTAGTCTTGTTTGTAAGGATCAATGCGAGCTGAAACGGCGCCGAGAGATATACATGAACCTGGAATACGATAAAGAATTGGCTTGGTTTCGGGACCAAATTGCTACACAATTTCCGCTTTATGGTTATCAAGACCTTGAGCAAAGTATTAATAAAAGTTCAATAATAGATAGATTTGTTGATTCGTTACAAATTTCTACCTGGATATCTCCACGATATCGTATGTATGCCTATATCCCCCCCGGCTTGCCGAATTGGCCTGTGCCTTTTATAAATGGAATAGCCTCGGATAAGCGTTGGTATGGTATAGGTTGGCCTCCTGGATTTGAAACTAAGGCAAAAATAGATTATATGGCTGCAATCCGGGAATTAGTAGAGGGAACTAGATGAAATCTGTTGAAAATTTGCTTCATATAATCGGGAATAATTGGTTTTTATCTTTCTTCACTGCGATGCTTATTAGTTTCATTATCACAATTCCAATCACTTACTTAGCATTAAGGCTCCTTTTTTAGAGGAGCCTTAAACTACTTATACTTTATTAAACTGGCTATAACCTTAGCCGTTGCCCCCGTCTCCCCCGCCAGTGCTACGGTCAATCAAATCCCAAAATACCTTTGGGTTTTTAATGTTGTCAGAGACATTAGGTTTCTCTTTTACGACTTTTACTTTCTTAACAGGATGTGCCTGGGCTCCGAAAGAAAAAGTAGCTAATAATATACCAGTTAAAATTAAACTACGATACAATTTATATTTACTCCTTTTTACTGAAGATATGGGCAGATTTTACGCTGACCGTTTGATAAAGTTATTAGACCTGTTGAGGTATCATAACTTCTATAGTCTTGAGCGCATTTGCTTTGAGCATCAACTCCCATATTACCTCTTTTATATTTCAATGCTGTCGTTGGATCAGTTGCAGGATCATGATTCAAAATATGATGACCGACAAGATAGCCGATAACCCCCATAGCAACGCCGACGCCAATTGTGATTCCAAAATCAGCTCTTGCAGGTTGAGTCATAACTCCAACAAGCAGTCCCATTGTAATAACACTTGCTAATATTTTGGACTTTAGCATTTTACTTTCCTCTTAGTTTGTTAAAAAAAATCATACTAACGATTTAAAAAGCCTCACTTTAAATATGGACAAAGCTTTCTGGTTCCATCATTACTTAGGAACAATCCCGTGCTTGAATCAAAAGACTTATACTTTTGAGCACAAAGACTTACGGGGGAAGCTGAATAGCTAGATGGGCCAGGGCCTACTGGAGCCGCAATAACAGGGCGGGGTTGGGTTAATAGATATGTTCCCAGAACGCCTAAACCTACTCCAGGCCAGAAACCGCCCCCAAACCAACCAGGACCACCCCAGTGGCCATGTCCCCAATGGCCACCATGACCATGGGCTAAGGCGGGAGCCATAGAACCAAATATAAGGCCCAGGGCTGTGATTGTGGTAATAATAGTCTTCTTCATGAGTTTGTTAGTCTCCGTTTATAACATGTTTGTTTTTAGGATGCGTTTTATTTAGCTACTTGAGTTTCTTAAACGGATTATCATGGTTAGGGTTTGATCTAATTTTATTCCACGCTGATGTTAATTGGTAAGTGGATTCGTTTGATCCCCCATGATCAGGGTGTATTTTCTTCAAAACTTCATGATATTCCGGCTTTATTTTTGCTAATTCTTGACGCACATTTATTTTGAAGTCCCGAAATATTTTATATGCTTTATGTAGAGGCATATCATTTTCCAAAAGAAATTTCTTAAAGCTTACCATTCTTCGGGAAACATCCAAGATTCTTGAGGAACTTCTATTAAATCTTCCATGTCTTCTCGTCCGTCATTCCGAAAACCAAATGGTAGCATTTCATCCATCATTTGCTCGTCTGTCTTATCACGCAACTTAGACAAAGTATTTATGTCGTTAAGTTCCTTGAAATAACTTTGTTCTGTCAGCCAAGCGAAATGAACCAAAGGCATTACCATATCATCATGTTTTCCCGGCTCAGCCTCATATGAATCTTTTTTTCGGGAGAAGGTGAATAATTCTTGAATTGTGCCGTAATCGTGAATCACTAATTGATGTTGTTCTACTAAGAGTTTTAACATAGAACATCCCAGAGCCTTGACGGGTTTTGTGGTTTTGATTCCTTTTTCTGTTGCCTTGTTATACCCAAATGAAATCTGTTTGCCTAATCTTCCGGCACTTCGGGTATGCAGAATGTTTTCATATTCTAAATCATAACTTAAAATATCTGCCACACTTGCTCCAATGCCGTTATTTTCAATCAAGACGTTTGCCTCATTATAAGACTTGGCTGTGTGTAAAATAACTTCGGCATAGTCATAAGGAGTGATCATGTTGTCGTTAAAAGAACAGACTTGAGTATATGGAAGCTTGGTGATATCTATAATATGAAATGCAGAATAGTCAAGTCCTTTTCCTTCTGAAACATCACAAACACAAATATAGACATGATCTTTTTCAGGTTTGGCAAATTGTCGCAACCCATTTTTATCAATCAATGGCAAGGTGTATTCATCTTTTAGTTCTTCTAGACGCCATCCCGCTATTAAGGTTCCGCTTGATCCAAGCCACGCAACCGCATATTCCTGATCAAACTTCTGGGAATCAAAGTTTAGAGTCGCTAAGGTTTCTTCCCGCCATTTTGGGTTATTCTTGAAGAATGGAACTTGTTGCCATGTTACCTTGATTGGATGGAAACCATTCTTTCCTTTTTCCGCTAGAGACCATATTTCATGAAAATGGTTTAATCCTTTGGGAGTGCTAACCATGACAATCTTGGATTTTTGTCCCGAGGAAATTGTTGGGTAGACTGAGGTATAAAATTCTGCCCAATTATCAATGTGTGCGGCCTCGTCCAAAAATAGAATATCAATATTGTATCCCCGAATAGCGTCTTTAGAAGTTGCACTGGCGATAACCCTGGAATTATTCTCCAAGGCCATAGAACCCTTATGCCATTCCTTTGTTCCTTGTTTAATCCACATCGGAAGTTCGTGATGTGCATATTGAATCTTTCCTAGAATTTCTCGGGATGTTTCCCCCTTGTTAGACAAAACTGCTACTGTCTTATCAGCATGGAATGTTACATACCAAAGAATGAAAGCACAAACAGCGGTTGATTTTCCCGCCCGTCTGGAGGTTGCGATAATTGTAAAGCGATTATCTTTCATGGACATAATCATCTCTTTTTGATAATCAAAGAGCTTGATTAAGACTGCACCTTCATCGGAATTAACAACCTTGATATAATTTTCCGCAAAATATATTGGATCATCTTTACATTTAATATATTCGGAAATTCTATCGGGAGTCCAGGAAATTGGAATTCCGGTGCGTTTTAGGGTTTGGGAACCCCGATAAGTGTTAGTATAGGATATGTGTTCGGACATTAATCTTTTTTGATATTCTCTAACATCTTGCCAAGTTCGGCTGTAGTTATATGAAGATGTTGATTTACTTCATTTGGTTGATCTTGTCGCTTATTAATAAATTTCGTTTTCTCATTAATCATTTTGCTTTCCACAAGCTGGCGATTTGAATCCACCAAATTTTTCATGTGCATAGTCAGAACTTCAAAAGCCCGAGGGTGCCCAGATTGTTGGGCAATTTCCATTAGTTCCGACATGGCAATATTACCTTGTTCAATTGCTAGCTTTATGTTCTTGCGGACAAATTCAAAATCATCTCCCTCAACATCCACATCTATTTCTTTTGGAATCAAAACATCCGTGGGGATATTAAGAATAGATTCTAAGTCATTCTCGGGGTTTTTATCTTCTTCATTCATTTTTTCTTTACCTGTTCATGATCAACAACATGGGCATCAATATGGGTTTCCCCTCTTAATTTAGCCGCCATAACTCTATGTAATCCATTATCTATATAATGATCATTCCCTACTCTTAAAACACTAATCGGGGATTTATTATTAGAATCAAGATGTTGATCAAGTCCTTTTCTGTGTACGTAGTTTTGCATTGCCTTCAATTTATGAATCGGCAGCTTTTGAATTGGAGCATTGGAAATTTTATTGTTGAACTCTTTGGGGTTATATTTTGGAAATGGAGTTTGCGTTTTTACTCCAATTTCTCCGGGTTGTTTATTCTTGGTTCTTTGCAGGAGATAATCTGCCAGCTTTCGGGCTCGGAATGGATCACGCACAACTTCATTAACCACGAAACCCCATGTATGTTTGAAACCTCGGACCTTTCGGGTTGCTACTCTATGATTCCCATCAACCGTAATATGATGACCAGTTTGTTTATCTTTAACGAAAATTGGAAATCTTGGTTCATGATTTTTCCATTTCTGCATTATTTTCTTAGCTACAACCTGAGCACTTACACTGACTTGCGGGCTATGAATTTTATCAAGAGGAATCTTTTGGACTTTCATTCCTTTATACTCGCCACCATACGCTCTGTTAATTTTTACTCCCATTTTATCACTATCATGGTGATAGTCTTTATCTCCTACCCCAAGGTCACTATTATAAATTTGGTCTTTCTTTTTTCCATGTTTTTTTCGTAACTTTGATATCATTGCAACAGCAGCCCGTTTTGATAAAATAGATTCCTTTATATCTGAATCAATTACATGTCCCCGAATATGGGTAAATCCCCGAACAGCTCTTGCGGCGGCTCGGTGATTACCATTAATCATTAAATGAAATCCATTTTTCAAACGCACAAAAATTGGAAGTTTATTTCCGGGTTGCTTAGATTTACCCCATGTTCCCTCAAGCTTCTTAGAAACAACCCGACTACTAATGGAATCTTGATTAGTGACAACTTTATCAAGAGGAACATTAGCTACGGTGTGTTTTCTTGGGGTTCCATTTTGAATCTTATCAAGTTCTTTGTCTATAGCTTGGGAAGAAACCCTTTTGTTCCATTGAGCATTTGGAAAAATTGATTGGGTTGGCATTTGTTCCCGATGGAAAGATGCCCCTTTTAATGTTACGTTTCCTTGAGGAGTTTTTTTGTGTATACGATGAATAGAATCTACCTTATCCAGAGCTTTATATTTTGGAATAATAGCTTCTTTGATATTACTATTTCGCTGTTTAAGTCTCTTGTATATCTGAGAAACATGTTTAATATGACCATAGGCTAATTGGGCGGCATGTGGCCCCCCCGTTACAGCAGCCCCTAAGGCCATATGTCCGGGAGACATTCCCTTGAAAGCCAGAGCCCCTAAACCCCCCATTCCCCCTACTCCTGCCGCACTATGAACGACATGTTTAATGAAATTCTTTCGGCCCCCATGTCTGCGGATTGTATCCCGAGCATGTATCTTCAGGGCTTGTTTTAGTTCGCCATCTTCATTTAATCCATCTTTGTTTATTATATTATGTTTTTCAAATCGTTGTAAAATTGAATGTTTTTTATTGTCTTTAGTATAAGGCCAACTAGTATAATTATAATTATTGTTTTTATGAGAAACATAACCAGTAGTATGCCATTCATCTTCTGGCCATAAAGTATCATGAGTATGATGTTCTGAATCTCCTACAACCAAATCATTTGTTTTAGTAATAACATAACGTAATCCATATTTTGATCTTTTAGATAATCCTTTTATACTTTCAATTGTAGGATTCATATGAACTTGAGGCATAGATTCAACAAGTCGCTCGTTACGAAATTTCTCAAAACTAATAATGTTATTGCTATTATTCATCGGTCAAACGGATATGTATTTGGAGTGAAGGGGGCAACATCCAGGACAATAATCTCCCCATAATTATCATCAAAATTAATCAAGCTGGCATCAATAGTTTCGGAGGCATTACTTGTTGGGTCTCCATTAGCGGTTAAGCCTGGATAAGAAGCTATGCGTTCTCCAATTTCAAGTTGTTCTATTATTGACTGACTATTGCCCACGTGTATGAACTTTTCTACAAATTTAATAACTGGTTTATTTAGAATTGGACCATATAAATGAGCCTTCATTGAAAATGATAAGGTATAAATCAAAACTTGTCTTTGCGTAAAAGCCCCATCATATTGATCCTCAATTCCAATATTATTCAACACCACGGGAATATCTTTGGTGATGCTCATTTCTGGAATAATATGGGCACTAACGGTGAAGTCGGGGGTGAAGTAAGGTAATATTTGCTCCACAATTTTAGTGGCATCCTCGGCATTCTTAACATAGATATAAAGATTGAATAAGATGTTATAGGGAGCATCAGTATAAACCATCTTGAAATGATTTGGATCATCCCCCCGCCTAACAATCTTTTCAATCCGATTTAGTTTTCGTTCCGAATCATAAACAATATTTGTAATTTCAAAGCCCATTCGGGGCAAAGTTATTGCAGCTTGTTTTGTGATTTCTGGATCACCCTTAACTCGGGCCAGAAGCTTATCTTTGGCCGCATACGAAAGGGGGACCTTCATTTTCTCAATTTCAGTTCCATTAGCATCTTCTCGGGCAATGTTGATATTATTGAACATTAAGCCAAAAACGGTTATATATTTTCTAAATAGCTTGTGGTAAAAATCTTCTCCGAGTATGTTATGTTCCCTTCTTTACTTTCTCTATGGGTAAATGTTCAGGTTCAAACATAATATAACTTTTTTTAGAACGAACCCCTTGAGTTTCATTGGGAGATGTATTACGATACACAAGCCCATGTTTTCCCTTGCTTTTCATATGTTCAATATATTTGTTTACAACCTTGGCTCGTAAATCACTATGAATGCCAATTAATCCCGCATCAAAATTATGCATATATGATTTAAATGAATTTCTTGAAGCTGCCGCAGTTCCAAACTTTTTATCGCTTGGGGCTTTACCAGCCATTAAATGAGAATGAACTTCCTCGGCAGTTTTATCATCAACATGTCTTGTATGTTTAACCCAAGTTTTGAATAGTTCTTTATTCTCGGGTTTAGAAAATACGGTTCCCGTAATATGAGAACCAATGGCGTGTTGATCCCATCCATTAGATGTTTGATCAAGTTTATGTAGTTTAGAACGACTTGGAGCTTTAGTGCGATAAACCCCTGGTTCATAATCTTTGCTATGAGTTTTTCCAGGTAGAGGTTCCCGTGGGTCTCCAAACTTATCTGCCATGGATTTATCCGAGGCAAAATGTGAACCCAAGGCTCTATCAATAGAAAAATCATGTCTATCAACCTTTAGTTTACCCCCTTCTATTTTTCGCAAGGTACCATGATACATCCAATTCGGCATTTCAATTAAGAATTGTCTAAAGCTTATCATAGATTCTCGGGCCAATTCTCGGCGAATGGGTCTTCCTCAGAGAAATCTAGAACATCACTTTCTTGTTTTAATTCTGTATTGTCTTCTAGCGGATCAATTACGTCTAGGTTAAATCCTGGGCCAACAATGATATTACCTTGTTCATCAACTAAAGCTTTTCCATTTTGATCTTTTAAAGCGTAGTCATAAATGTTGGTACTTAGATTTTTCTGGATAGAATCTATCTCGGGAATTCCTGTGTTGAATTGCTCGTTAGAATATTCAAACAATTCACAGAACACATTATAGACTGGTAAGATTCCCAAGGGATAATGTATGGGCTTATTTTCCACATACTTTATTTGAAATACTTTGTTGTTCAGAGGATAGTAAATCAGGTCACTTTCATTTGGTCGCAGTAAGGAATATGGGCGTCCTATTTCATCATCAAAAACTCGTTTGGCAATCGTAAAGGTTATTTGATCCCGAATTTCAATACCAAACTTGCTCATGAAAGAACCTTCCCCCTGAAAGCCTTCCACATTAGTTACATACATTGCAATTTGAATTGCCTGATTGTAAGTTGAAATGTCGTCCTGTAGATATACTTTATCCAAATTATTCAGGGTTCGGGGAAGATAATAGAAGTCCAAACCATAGATAGAAATTGATTCAATAATCAAGTCCTCAAGCAAACTTTGCTCAGGAGAATAATCATAGTTCTCAAAGAAGACGTTTGTTATTGAACCAGATGACGGCAATTCTTATCCCTCACTTACTAAAAATTCATCAAGATCGGCATGATTATGCAAGAGATAGTGTTGATCATAAGTAAAACTTTGTTTGGGAACCACCTTATAGTCTTGGTCTAAAATTACATAACCCTTATCGGACATGTAGTTATAAATGGAATCCCGATTTATTGTCTGATGGGTTTCCAGGGCAATAATGATTTTGTTGTTATCCAGAATTTTACTGGCTCCCCGGAGAACAAATTCTTCCGCTCCTTCCACATCAATTTTTATAAATCCAATATTAGTTGTGTCCCCAAAATAATTATCCAGGGATACACTCTGAACCATTTTAAATCTATTTGGATCATGATCATAAACAGTAGCGTTAGCTATTGCCGGGGATATTGTGTGTCCTCCAGGATTGCTTCGGCAAGTCCAAAGCTTGATTAACCCATTTTCTGTTCCTACAGCCCCATTAACAAATATTACGTTTTCATCTTTCACATTTTCCATTAGGGTGCGAAAGTTTTCTAGATTTGGTTCAAAGGCGTAAGTTTTCATACATTGTTTGGCGATCAAAGGAGTATAGCTGCCATGATTAGCCCCAATATCCAACCCAATTTTATCTAGGCAAGATTTGTTTAGACGAGCAATAATATCTCCAATTAATAGTTCACTCATTTACCAACTCCCTGTTGCTCCAGCCCCAAATTTTCTTTTGGGAACATCAACCCCCTGCTTAATCTCAACATTCTTACTCATTCGTCCAGATTTCCAACCCGGACCAACTTTAAGTTTTACCTTTTTTCTCATTGTAGCTATACCATTATCCAAGTCCCGAAACTTATCCCTAATTTGATCTGTATGATATTTCATATAAGATGGAGGAGGTTTAGCTTTCCACCGAGCAATTTCATCATCATACTTATGTTGTTGATGATGTGAATATGCCCCCGCCGCAACTGCAAGACCCCCAACAGCCCCCGCAACGGCGGCTGCTAGTTTTTTGTTTTCCTCAATTGGAATTATGTCTCGTAGTTTCTTGCTCATTAAGGGGTATTAGATGTTACCGTTGTATTTGCTGCTGCTTGCTGCTGCTGAAGAATAGCCACGGCTGCTTTAATAGCTCCAGCTTCTGCATTATGAATTGCGGTAATACCTTCCTTAATCAAGATTTGGAGAAAAATTGTTTCGGCTACTGCAACATTAGTTCCGGGGGGAGCAGTAACTGCGGCTGTTACGGCAGCAAATGCCGCATCTTCCAGAATCTTCAAACCAACTTGTAAATCATTTTTCCCAAGTTGAAGGGCAACAGCTTTCACCTGAAGCATTAAGGGACCAAAAAAAGTTATCAGGGCTTTATCTTCTTTACTAAACCAAGCCAGAAATGCATTTTTTTGATGATCAAACCAAGTTGTTATATTTTCAAACATTTTTCTTTTTCCTTTATCATTTGATTAATTTGTTACCATGATCCTGAACTTCCGCCGCCACCAAAATCTCCACCCCCGCCCGCAAAACCCCCAACAATGGCTTTCTTGATATGTTTCTTAATATCAAATTTTGGAGACTTGTCTTTATTAGAAAACCATTTGGCTTTCCATTTTTTATCCGAATCAGCAGCAAAAGATTTATGAACTGGATTATTTGTGTCCCTCTTAACAACACCTGATGGTTGATAACTAGAGGCTCCAGCGTGCTTCAGAACAACACTATTCTTTTTCTCTTTTGCTGAATAACCCGCTTTTTTGGCAATTTGAGATTTAGCAAATGCATTATATACTCGTTGCTTCTTTGCTTCATCTCCTCCTCCCGCCATAATCTTTACCCTTGGGGGTTGTTTGTCTCGCAAAAATTCTTTGGTAGAATCCTTAACCGCCCCAATAATTCTAGAATTAGTTTCGGGAGAATGGTTCTTAGTTTTATGTATTTTCCCATTTATTGTAACAAGAGGCTTATATGTTTTTCCAAAGACATTCTTGCGGTGTTGAATACGGACAGTATTACCATCAATATTCTTTACTTCCCCCCAGCCCCGATTTTTTCCGGGCAGAGGCTCAAGGGCTTCTAATAGAAAATTTGTAAAGCTAAGCATTTTATGTTCCTTTAATTTTTTTGGCGGGGTTTTCCCAAAAGAGATTTTCGTGTTTCTATCCACGGGTTCCAGATGTGAACTATGAACAACATGAGTTAATACTTTATCTTTATGTTTGGCTCTAACATTTTGAACCTTATAAACATTTTCGTATTCTGTTTTTCCAACAATCTTAACATAATGTCCAGGTTCCAATGTTTTACTGGTTCTAGTTTTGTTTTTATGTATTGGTCCAACATACTTATAGACAGACATCTCACCCCACAAACATTGACACGGGAATACTCAAACTATTAATCAATTCATACTCAAGTTCTTTCTTTTCTTGTACTGCCTCATCATAAATTTCCTGACCATTAAAACTCATGCCTCCCGGCATTTGCATGTTTCCAAACTTCTTTAAGTTACTGCCCCACTGAAGTTTAATCAAACACGTGGCATATTCCTGGAGCCACCAATTACTCCAAACTTCGGGATATGTGGCGGGATCAATTACCTGATAACATTCCACGATAATAAAATTTCCATCTTCTATTTGAGAATAATCCATATCAATATAAAGCTTATTCTGGTAGCGGTTGAACCGTAAAGGCTGTTTTCCTACTAAGATTTCCTCAATCAAGGCCACGTTTTGCATCGCCGTGTAATATGGAACAATCTCTAGATTATTAAACATATAAAGATCACTTAAAACCATTTGATATTTTAGGTTCCAGAGAATATTACTAGAGCTTGCTGAAATACCAACATCAAAAATTTGATTTACCCCAATAATGTTTTCTGGTAAGGGTATAAAGCCTCCTAGTTGTGAGGTAATAGAAGCATTTGACCCTGTGGAGGTTGTTATTCCAATTGTTGGGGGGTTTGCATAGTCTTTGCCGTTTGTAAAAACTAAAGAAGTTATTGTACCATTTCCATTTGTTTGTACATAACCATTTGCCTCACTACCGTTTCCCGTAAAGGTAAGAAGATCACCGTTTGTATAGTTTATTCCCCCATTTGCAATGGTTAGATCATAAATTGAAGTTGAGTGATTATTTGGAGTTAATTGATATTTGTAATAAATCTTATCACTAGCATCCATGTGATAATCATAGAATTTCTGAAGGGCAAAATCTACCCGATTATCAACTTGCTCATCTGAGACGTTGATTTTTATGACGGGCTGGCCTAAATTTTCTAGGCAGTATTGTTTGAATGATGCTTTATTGGTTGGAACAGCCATTTCTCATTTTCCCAAATAATTTCTTTATGTTATTTAGGAAAAAAGGTAGTAGGAACGCCGAAACATTCCTACTTCTAGTTTAGCGACAGAATTTCTCGCCCTTATATCGTATACAATTATATTTTCTACCATGCACAGTGTATACTCTATTCATGGATTGTGGAGGCACAGAACTATGATAGCGATTGGTATTAATTATGGGTTCCCCTTCCACAACAACGGAATATAGTTTCTCTACTCCCGCCCAAGCTGAGAAAACAGCCCCAAAACCAGCTATAATTGAAATCGGGTCCACTTATCAGCCCTTCTTCATTGCCTTGAGAGCAACCTTAGCTTCGGTAACGGTACTTGTTCCGTTTGCCACGGCAACTACAGTGTTTGTGGGAACTACAGGGGCATCAGCAGGAATAAGACCATGTGTTTTTAGCATGGCATCAATTAGTTTAATTATATCTTGAGCCTTAGATACAGTAGTTGCAACCCCAAGAATCTTTGCCCAGAGGTTAGCAATTACCGCAGGTTGAGCTAAACCAACCCAACCAGCCACAACGGCTAGTACGTGTGTAACCCAAGGGTTAGATAATAGAAATGCAACATCCATAACAGTCTATCTCCTAAAAAAATGTTAATTATTATTATTCAGTTATATTTAGTAAATTATGTATTTGCCTGATGTTTTTTGTTTATTTGGATCATTTTTGAATTGGCTTCCCTGGCAGTAAATCCATGGGGTTCTCCTACGGGCCAATCAACAACCATACCCTTGGTTAAAATTTTTCCCTCAATTGCCGGATTTCCCGTACATAAAAAAGAACCATTTGATACAAGACTGATATGATTTGTGGTTTCATCATGAACATGAACTGGTAATTCATCTCCTACGTGTTCATATAAATGAATCGCCCCTTTCAAATCTCCAAGCTGAATTGTTTGCATTAAAAGAGCCATATATTATAATATTACCATTCCGTTTGCTTGTTTAGTAAGATTAACCTTTGGGGGTTGAATTGGTTCTGGTTCTGGATTTGGATTATATGCCTTTGATCCATCCCACATCCATCCATCTTGCCAAGCTCCATCATATTGGATTGCGGTTATTCCTTTGGGGGCTTGCCAATTTTCAGGATCACCATCCCACATCATTGAATTTATTACATTATTTGCTTTATCAATCAAAATATATACTTTCGCTGTCATATCAATTTCCTTTCATTTTATGGATACCATTCAAGTATTGCACATCCTGCTGTTCCTGCTGCTCCAGCCCTATTTGCTGCATTTGAATCATAACCCCCTCCTCCAGCCCCGCCATATCCAATTCCAGCCACACCATTTCCAACAATAGCAGATTGTTTACCAAACCCAAAACCCAAACCAGTATGAGAAGAAAACGATCCTGATAAACCTAATGCCCCAACAAACCCAGTGAAGTTTAAGTCTCCGTTAGTTCCTCCTCCTCCAGTTCCATTTGTTCCTGAAGTTCCCCCTGCGGCACCCGCTCCTCCTGTACCTTTACCCGCAGTTAGGGTTGTAATGGTTTGAGAACCTGATGCTAGTATTGTATCACCCCCGTCGCCCCCAGCCTGATTTCCTGATGATCCAGCCGACCCCGCCGCCCCAATTGTTAAGGCCAAAGTATTTCCTGGAGTCAGTCCTGTTAGATATTTAACTAAAACTCCTCCAACGCCCCCAGCCCCTCCAAAAGAAGCGGCGCCAGTGGGACTACCGCAAATACAATCTAGAGTGCCTCTAACACAACCTCCACCCCCGCCGCCTCCTCCAACTAACGTCACTTTTAGTTTTGTCATTCCTGTTGGAATAGTTAAGGTAGCTGAAGCGGTGCGAATATCTGCTGATCCCCCACCCCCACTTGCACTAATGCTAGTTAAACCAGCACCATTTCCGAAAAATCCAGCGGTATTAGCAATTGTTGTACCAATTTGGATTCCATCAGGAGTAATATTTGCTGTAACGGTAGAATTTGCAAATTTAAGTAATATAGAATTAGCTGTGCTATTCGCCGTACTATTACCAAACAATAGAGTAGTAGCAAAAATGTCCCCATTAACGTGAAGTGTGTGAAGGGGAGATGTTGTTTTAATTCCAACATTCGCTCCCGAGTCAATTCTCATCACTTCATTTAAAGTATTTGAAGTACCTGTGGTCCAAAAAGTTATGCGTCCAGGCATTTGGGTTGAATTTGCTGTGCCATCAGAATCCATACGAATCTGAGCGGCATTGACGAAATCTATACCATTATCCCCATAAGCAATAAATCTAGAAAGAACATCCCCCGAACTAATAATCCCCCGTGTCCCAACTACAGTTCCTCGGCTTTTTGCCCCCCCAAGAGTTGGTGCTACTGCCGCTGTACCACTATTTTTCCAGGTATAAGCAACCGTTGTTCCCCCTATGGCTCCAGTGCCATGATATTGTAATAACGGAGAATAAACATTTCCTGATTCAACGGGGACAGAAGTTTGGGTACCAATATACAATGTACCCAAAGTACTAAGCAAAATGTTTGCTGAAGCAAAAGCAGTCGTATTAATTAATACATCCGGGCCAACATTAATTACTGTGGGCTGAAGGTTTAAGGTGGCCGTTGAATTTGCCAAGGAAATTAAGACAGAATTAGCTAATAAATTTGCCGTGGAATTACCAACCAATAATTTGGTTACATCAAGAAATACATTAGCCCCGGCAACGTATGCAGTTGCATTTATTGTTGAGCTTCCAATCACAAGTTGTGTGGGCTGAAGATTAGCAATTCCTGTGGTGTTTGCCAAAGAAACAAGAATGCTATTTGCTGTCAAATTTGCGGTAGAATTACCGACACTTAATTTTGTAGTGTTTAAAAATACATTTGCCCCCGAAGCAAAAGATGTGGTATTAATGGTAATAGAACCAAGAACAATTTGCGTGGGCTGAAGGTTTAAAGTTGCCGTAGAATTTGCCAGAGAAACTAAAATAGAGTTTGCAAGTAGATTAGCTGTGCTATTCCCAACACTCACTTTAGTCGTGTCAATAAAAACATTAGCTCCAGCTATATAGGCTGAAGAATTAACTGTGGAACCCCCAATTATCAGGGTAAATGGAGTTAGGTTTGCCGTCCCTGTTGAATTTGCAACCGACACAAGGATAGAGTTAGCATTAAGGTTAGCAGTAGAGTTTCCAACACTTATTAAAGCTTGAGTGAAAAGAACGTTTGCTCCGACAGCTATGGCCGTGGTATTAGCGTTTATGTTTCCAAGAGCAAGAGCTGTAGTATTAAGAACAGAATTGCCGGCCGCAAAACCAATTGGACTTAAATTTAGAATCGCCGTGGCATTTGATAAACCAACAAAAATTGAGTTGGCAATCAAATTTGCCGTGGTGTTTCCAACCCAAAATGTTGAAGTGTTTATTGTAAGGTTTGAAGCAACGGCTACTGCCGTTGAATTTATAACAACGAAATTATTTACGTTGAGCCCATTACGAGCAAAAAATGAAGTATTAGCCAAAGATTCCCTGTCCTCTTTTGGTTATGTTATTTAATAAAGATATTTAGGGATTATATATTTACCTTTATGGATACCATTCAAATATTGCAGCCCCTGCTGTTCCAGCTCCCCCTGTTTTATTTGTAGTTGCTGTTTGTCCTCCTCCACCACCTCCTCCATAGCCATTTCCAGGATTACCGTTCGCATCACTTGTGCGGGGTTCTCCGGGGATACCTAAACTTAAACCTGAAACACCCCCCGCCACTCCTGTAATATTAAGATCACCATTCGTCCCTGTCCCTGATGCCCCCGCCGCTCCTTGGGCTCCTGTTCCTGCTGAACCTCCAATTCCCTTTGATGCCGTTAAAGTTGTAATGCTTTGGCTTCCTGATGCTAAAGTAGTATCTCCTCCATTTCCTCCTGCGGCCGGAGTTGACGCCCCCGCCGAGCCTGCTGCCCCAATCGTTAAGGCTAATGTATTTCCCGGAGTCAGACCTGATAGATATTTTACAACAACTCCTCCAGGCCCCCCCTTTCCACCAGTTCCCGCCGCGCACCCACCAACGGCAGCCCCTCCTCCTCCCCCACCCCCTCCAATTAGGGTGACTTTTAATTTTGTGGCTCCCGTTGGAATTGTGATTGTTGCAGTAGCTGTGCGAATATCAACTACGCCGGTAATTGCAACTGCTATGCTTGTTAAACCAGCTCCATTTCCAAAAAAGCCAGCGGTATTAGCAATCGTGGTTCCGACTTTCATTCCATCGGGGGTGACGTTTGTTGTTGCTGTGGAATTTGCTGCGGAAATAAGAATTGAGTTACTAAACACATTTGCTGTTGAATTGCCAACAAAAATCGTGTTACTTGAAAAATCGCCATTAACTTGCAGAGTATAAGCAGGAGCTGTAGTTCTGATTCCAACATTCGCTCCTGAGTCAATTCTCATTCTTTCAGAAGGAGTATTTGAACCAGGGGGTGTTGTCCAAAATGAAAGATGTCCGGGCATTTGGGTTGAATTTGCCGTACCATCAACTACGAAACGAATTCGGGCTGCGGCAATAAAATCAAGGCCGTTGTCGCCGTAACCGTGAATGTTTAATAATACATCGCCAGAAGACATCACGCCGCGTGTTCCTACAGTCGCCCCTCTACTGTGACCCCCACCAATAATTGATCCTGTGGTTCCTGTTGCATTCCAAGTATAAGCTACAGACAAAGCTTGCGTTAGATTATGAATTTGAAATGGAACAATGACTGCATTTGCTGGATTTACAGGATATGAAGTAACTGAACCAATTAAAACAGCATTTGAAACACTGACAATATTTGAAGTTTTATCAAAAACAAATCCCGCACTCGCCCCCGTAGCCCCCGAATCATTAAATTGAACTTGCGTATTTGCTCCTGCTGGCGCAGCCGTGGCAGTAATGCTCGTTAAACCAGCACCATTTCCAAAGAAACCAGCGGCGTTTGCAATTGTATTTGCCCCAACTTTTATACCATCGGCCGTAACGTTTGTGGTTTGAACAGAATTGGCGACTTGAAAGATAACAGAATTAGAAAGAGAATTTGCGATGGTATTTCCAAAAAACATTTTCACTGTATCAAAATAAACATTTGCTCCAGCAATATGAGCTGTAGAATTTACAGTGGAAGAACCAATTTGAAGATTGGCAATGGTAAGATTGGCCAAAAATGTAGAATTTGAAATTTGAAGAATTGAAGAATTACAAAATAGATTGACTGAAATGTTTTCAGTCTTAATTGTTAGATTTTGCCCATGAAGGCGACTACCTTTTCCGCTTCTTGACCCTGGTGTTATAAACATATATCACTTTCATACATTTTTAATTATTAAGACAGTATTTAAATGGCCCCATAAAAATCATGGATAAAACGTGCCGCTGTCACATAACCAAGATCATAACCATTCACAACAATGTCCGAGGAGTTTGCCACACAATTCACCGTGCTGTTTCCAATATTTAAAAGTGTGTTATTAAGAAACACATTTGCCCCAGTAGTATAGGCTGTAGAGTTTACCGTTGAACTCCCAATAACCAGCGTTGTGGGGGTTAGATTTGCTATTCCTGTGGCATTAGAAACCTGAAAGATAATAGAATTTGAAATAGAATTTGCGATGCTATTTCCCATTGACATTTTAACTGTATCAACGAAAACATTCGCCCCAGCGGCATAGGCAGTACCATTAACGGTAGAAACGCCGATGACTAAAGTAGCAGGACTTAAGTTTGCCGTCGCTGTAGAATTTGCCAGAGTTATAAGAATACTGTTTGATAACAAATTCGCCGTAGAATTTCCAATTGACAAGGTAGTTGTAGAAAGAAAAACGTTGGCTCCCGCAGTATAAGCAGTAGCGTTAACGGTGGAAGCCCCGATGACTAAAGCCGCAGGATTTAGATTTGCCGTTGCTGTTGAGTTGGCCAGAGTTATAAGAATCGAGTTGGCAAGTAAGTTAGCGGTTGTATTTCCGATACTTAATTTTGTCGTATCAAGGAAAACGTTAGCCCCGGCAATATGGGCTGTGGAGTTAACTGTCGCACTTCCAATTATAAGCTGGGTGGGTTGAAGATTTGCGGTTCCCGTTGAGTTTGCCAAAGAAACAAGAATGCTATTTGCTAATAGATTAGCTGTAGAGTTTCCGATACTTAATTTTGTAGTATCAAGAAAGACGTTAGCCCCGGATATAAATGCTGTGGTATTTACGCTTGCCGAACCAAGAACAATTTGTGTGGGCTGAAGATTTAAAGTTGCCGTGGCATTGGCTACTTGGATTAAAATAGAATTTGCAAAAACGTTTGCAGTAGAATTTCCAAGCAGTAATGTAGTGACTAAAATGTCTCCATTAACTTCAAGTTTATGTGCGGGGGCAGTTGTGCCAATACCTGTATTTCCCCCGCTATCAATTCTCATTACTTCATTAAGAGTATTTGAGGCCCCTGTGGTTGAAAATGTAATACGTCCTGGCATCTGAGTAGCATTTGCCGTGCCATCAACGAGCATTTGAATTCGGGCCGCATTAACAAAATCTGTAGCATTATCGCCATAAGCAATAACGGAACATAAAACATCCCCCGAAGAAACAACAGCATGGGTTCCGGGCACAACGCCCCGACTTTTTGCACCCCCAATTACTGGAGCCGCACTAGCAACTGCGCTGTTTTTCCAGTTATAGGCTAGCAAAGAACCTTGAAACGTCCCCGAACCATGGGCTTGAAGTTGAGGATTTACAGTATTTCCCGATTCAACGGGAGCATTCGTATATGGATTACCAATATAAAATGTACCAAGCGTACTTAAGAATATATTAGCCGACCCGTAAGATGTTGTATTAATGAATAAATCGGCCCCAACATTGATACCAGCCGGAGTTACGTTTACTGTTGATGTAGAATTTGAAACCTTAACTAGAATAGAGTTAGCAAGTAGGTTTGCTACGGAATTACCAACACTTAAAGTTGTGGTAGAAAGAAAAACATTCGCCCCGGCTGCATAAGCAGTAGCGTTAACGGTGGAACCCCCAATGACTAATGTTGCGGGACTTAAGTTTGCAGTTGCTGTAGAGTTTGCTAAGGTAACAAGAATTGAATTAGCAAGCAAATTTGCGGTGCTATTACCAAAAGACATTTTCACGGTGTCAAAGAATACGTTAGCTCCCGATATAAAAGCTGTAGTATTAACTGACGCCGAACCAAGAACAATTTGTGTGGGCTGAAGATTTAAAGTGGCCGTAGAATTTACGACCTGCATTAATATTGAATTAGCAAATGAATAGGCAATGGTATTACCAATTCCTAATGTAGTTGAATTTATTGTTACATTTGTTCCTAGAAGAAGGGTATTCGCAAGATTTACAGTGTTTGTGGTATAATTGAAAGTAAAGCCAGTTGAGCCAGCTTCTACTCCACTGTTAGCAAAAATAACTTGAGCATTTGTAACACTAGTATTTGTGCTCCCAGTACTTGGTAGAGGTTTACCGCTTCTACCTCTACCAGCTCTGGAACCCGATGATATGAACATTGATTTTTATTTCCTACTAATTATTAAAAGTCGCCGTAATTGCTTGTCAAATGAATTGTTTTGCCTGAGGTAACAGTTGAAAGAGCTTTTGCAGTTAAGGTGTCTCCATTCTGCAAAAAGATATATTGCTGTCCATCATTATCAACGGGAAGTCCAGGTAAAAGGGTTGTCCCTAAAAGATTAACAGAAGCTGTGCTGCCATCTGTTCCTGAAGCAGCGGGAATAGAAACGCTACCCAAAACATAAGCCGTTGAGCTTCGGGTAACAGAAATCTGCACTACCCGAGATGAAGTATCATCAGAGGCGGCAATTAAAGACGTAACCTTAGAACCTGAAGCTCCGGCAGTTATAACAGTTTTTTGGTTGGACGCATCAGCGTTAACTATTTGGACGACCCCGATTTTTGGGGTTTGTAAGACGACAGGGGTAGATGCCATTTAGTTTTATATTCCTCCATATATACGATGAATAACTTCGGCCACAGTATAGGTTATATCATAGCCGCCTACTTTTAGACTTAATGAGTTTGCAACTAAATTGACTGTTGAATTACCCATTTGTATTGTGCTAGTATTTATAGAAACGTTTACACCAACATCAATAGTGTTGGAAACAGCTAAGGTATTGCTTGTCTTATTAAAAACTAACCCCAAACTGCCGTTTGCAAAGCCTCCATCATTAAATTGAATTTCAGTGTCATCCCCTGAAACTCCAGCCGTTACGGCTACTCCATTTATGTAAAATCCTGTGGCATTTACTGTCGTATTTACCGAGGAATTCCCAATAGCCAATTGGCCCATGTCCAGAAGAACATTTGCTCCTGCCATGAAGGCTATGGTATTAATAACCATCCCCCCCGTACCGCCAACACTTAATCCTAGAGCATTAACGATAGAAGGCCCAATAACCAAAGCAGTAGGAGAAAGGTTAGCAATTCCCGTAGAATTTGACACCGAAAGAAGAATTGAATTCGCCAATAAATTTGCCGAGCTATTTCCGATTACAAATTTTGTGGTATCAAGAAAAACATTGGCTCCTATTCCTATTCCTACCGAGTTAATAAAACTATTTCCCAGAGAAAATAAGGAAGCTGATAAATTTGCCATCACGGTAGAGTTGGCTGCAAGTTTCAAGATGGTGGCATTTGACATGATGTTTACCGTGCTATTTCCCGAAAAGAAAATAGCTGAATTTAAGGTATTTGAAACAAACACTGTGTTTGTTAGTTTATCAAACGTAAAAGCCCCGGAGCCTTCGTAGATTTCCGAATCATTAAACTGAATTGAACCATTTGGACCCCCAGGTTCATTAACATAAACCCAAGTACCATTAGAATAACATTCCAGGGTTCCAACTTCTTCATTATAACGAAAATAACCATTTGCCGCAGGTATCGGACGATCTGAATTATTTCCCAGAGGGATAATCGCTGCCCCTGGAGCATTCCAAATTAAATGAGTATTTGCATAGGCATTAGAAACGAATGCAGTCTGGAGATACGTATTAGTTACAAATAATCCAGTGTCTAAACCTGATTCAGCGAGAAGAAATGTAGTGTTTTGATTAGCGGAATATAATTTCTGATCCGCAAAATTTATTGCCAAATCTCCCGGACTTATATCATCAGTTGTAGGCACTTCCCCAGCCGAGTTACTTGCTAGAATTTGTGTATACTTAAATCGGCCTTTAATTAACCTGCGATTAAAAGAAGTGACTGTATCCAATTTTTATTTTACCTCGGCATCTCTCCTGATCAAGTTAATCGCATAATTTAATTCTTCCTGGGTATCCATGTTTTTAATTTTTGCAAATTCGTTGTCCATGATAGTAAGAACTTTATAGAGGGCCGAATTAGATTGAAACCTACGAGTGGTTCCAACAAAACTAGTCGGGGATGCCTCTCTTTCTTGTTTGAGCTTCAAGGCAGCTTCTTCTAATTTGCTGTTTTTAGTTTTAAGAATGTCGTTTTTAATTTGTTCCATCATATATTTTTTATTCAATTCCGCAAATTCATAGTGGAGTTTGTTAATATATAAACTAACAAACTCTCCCGAAACTTCTTCATCCTCTGTCATACATTAATCCTTTATATTTTTTTTAAGCACCATCTTCCTCTTCCGTAACAGGCTTGGTTGACGCATTAACATCCAAAGATTTTGATGCTACGGGGGGGCTCTTTACTTCCTCGGCATCCTGAATCTTTCTATTCCAGAATACCGCTACTTCGGCAACTTGTAATCCAGCGTGTTTTACTGCCATATCTAGAAGTTGGGTTAGGGCTTCATATGCTTCTTTTGGGGCGACAATTTTCATTTCAGCCATTATATCTATTTTCTCCTTTTTCAATTCTCTCTCTATATTCTTGTTACCATGGGGCGAATAGTCAAAATCCCCTCAACGATTCTCTCAACGGTTCCGGTGTTTGACGATAAGTCCACATCATAGACATATCTTCCCGACGTAATATTTGCCGTTTGATTTGCCGTGAGTGCAATATTTATATTGCCATTACTTACTTCCGTTGTAAATGACACATAAGTGTTGGATTCATAATATTTCCGAAATTGAGCCTCGGAAGTGTAATCAGTCAAGTCTCGGGCATCCCCATTGCTATCCAAAACTGAAATATTGGCGGAAAAAGTTGTACCTTGATCTATTGCAAGATTTCTTTGATTAGCCATATTATACGGACATCAATGTTCTAGTAACTTTAATACTGGTATTGTTTGTAGCCCCCGCTGTGTAATTCAATAAAGCATGGGTAGCATTTGTAGAAGCGGTAAATACTCCAATGTTGGTGTTTGTCACAATTGTTCCATATTCTGTCATGGTTGCTATCCCGCCATCATGAAGAATTAAAAGCTTGCTCATTTGAAAAGCATTCGCATTATTATCTTTGATGGAAATCAAATATTCCCCGGCCCTAAAGTCTGCCAGAAAGAATGAATCCAAAACTACCGAAGTTGTCACACTGGTATTAACATACAGGTTATCAAATTTTGTCTGGGGTAAAAGAAGTTCGGTAATAGAAGCATTGGGAACTAATAAAACAGACCCAACGGTTAAAGTCTGGGAAGTCTTATCATAGAGTAGACCAGAATGGCCGTTGAAAGCCCCCGAATCATTAAACTGAACTTGGGTGTTGGCTCCTCCAATAACCCCCAGACTAATAGCGGCGGTATTAATTGCAATTTGTACGTCTACCCAATTTGATCCTGATTGATCTGTTACATCAACGCTTGCTCCACTACCCCCAATAAAATTGATCTGAGGTCTTGTACCTATAGTAGCTCCCGAGTTTGAGACCACAATATATGGATCAAGATTGGTGTAATTTTTTCCATTTAAACGAATAGTCCCGGTATTCGCCAAAAATCCAACACTAGAATTTACAATAGCCGAAAATGTTTTTGTATTAACCTGAGTAGAATTTGCAAAGGTATTCGCAACATCATTTCCAATACTTAAGGATGTGGTGGATAAAAATACGTTAGCCCCCGCCGCATAAGACGTAGAATTAACAACCGAACCCCCAATTACAAGTTGGGTTGGTTGAAGATTTGCTATTCCCGAGGCGTTTGCTACCGTGACAAGAATAGAATTGGCTACTAAGTTTGCAATCGTATTTCCGACACTTAATTTTGTGGTATCAAGGAAAACATTAGCCCCCGCTATAAAAGCTGTAGTATTAACTGACGCCGAACCAAGAACAATTTGTGTTGGTTGAAGATTTAAGGTGGACGTTGCGTTTGCGACACTTACAAGAATAGAATTGGCGGTTAAGTTTGCGATGCTATTTCCAACACTTAATTTTGTGGTGTTGAGAAAAACATTAGCTCCCGCTACATAAGCCGTGGAATTTATCGTTGAGCTACCAATTACAAGTTGAGTTGGTTGGAGATTTGCTGTGCCTGTGGCATTCGCTACAGTGACAAGAATAGAGTTAGCGATTAAATTGGCAATTGTATTTCCTGCCGCCAGAGTCAGGAAAGTTAGCTGAGTAGCATTAGCAATAACCCCTCCCGACCCAACATTCAAATAGGTAGCAAAAACGTTGGTGGCAAAAACATTTACAACCGTGATAGAGGTAGCATTTACGACTGTGTTTACGCTATCATTTCCGACCGTGGTACTCGTGTTTACACTTAAGTTGGGGGGAATACCAATCCGAACATCAATCCTGTTTTGAGCCACATTATCAAACGTGAGAAGGCTAACTCCATTAGCCTGAAAATTAATAGTCGGCTCAGACCCAATTGAAGTTCCAGAATTTGCTACCGTGACACTAGATTGTATAGAAGTATATGTTGTTCCATTCAAGGTTATGGAGGATGTATTACAAGAAAATCCATTACTAGTATTTCCGACCACAATCTGGGATGTGCGAAGATAAGTGGAGTTTGCAAAGGCATTTGCAACGGAATTTCCTAAAAATAAGGTGTTGGCAAAAATATCCAAAACCCCATTAGATTGAACGTTTCCCCCCCTTAAGACATTACAGGAAAGAGTGTTAGAAGAAAATATGCCGTTGACAAATCCATTTCCCTGAGAAAATGAACCATTTGCCGTAGTATCAACCGTGACGACAGAATTGGCGATAGCATTAATGATAAGGTTTAATTTATCAAAAACATTCTGGAATGTTGAAATTGCGGTGTTTATTAATTGAATACTAACTGTCATACCTTAAGAAATCCAACCTCTAATAAGATCGCCTGAATCATTTTCTTTTGATCCGCAAGTTCTTTTTCCAGGTCTTGAACTTTTTTCGCCAATTTATTTCTTTCTAAAATAGCTTCTTTTTGTTTCTTGTATGCAGTTAGTTCACTCTGGTTATTATTTATGATAACCCCGGTATCTTTGTCCTTTTTATATCCGGGGATATTGGTTTCCTGGAGGTTCATCCATATACCCTTTTCACGTTTATGAATTGGGTGAAACTAAGCATATGCTTTTTCATGTGGCATTACAATGAGGACAAGAGGGATATTCCCCCGGAGATTTAACTTCATATGGTTCTTTACATCCACAAAAAGGACATTTTGGTTTAACTTTTTTCACTCGTTTAACTATTTGACGTAATGTCTTTTTCATTAGGCAGTCACGGCCACGGCCCGAAGATCATCTACTTTCGGGGGAAACCAATTATCGGGACTTAAGAACACAACTTTAATCTGATACGTGTCAAAGGTGTCAAATTCCACTTGCGAGGAATTAAAATATCTTGCTACATTATCATTTGTGATATTCTTGAAAACCTGAAGCGGATAATAAACCTTGGCTACTTTCATTCCCGAGGCTTGTAAACTATTATTAGAAATTGGGCTTGAAATCGTAAAGACCGTGCTATTAACGACTGTATTAACAACCGCCACAACATAATCCACGTTTGCAAACAAGGGCTGGTAGATTTTCACTAAATTTCCAGCGGCTAAAGAAGTATTAAAGTTTGTGCCTACCCCAGTAACAGTTGAGCTATTCAAGGCACACGTGACAACTCCAGGTAAAACTCCGGAGGTTGAAACTGTGGTGGTAGTGTTAGCTTCTAAAGTTGTGTTGGGATATAAGCGGAAACCATAGGTTAGTTCGCATCTATCTGAAGGATTAGTTATGGATGTATAGACCCCAAGCCCATCAATTTGCTCAAGAATTGTCCAATCCTTGTCATCAAAGGCTTCAGGATCATGGGAATTGTGAATTCGGGCAAAAACTTTAAAGTCTGTGTTTGGAGGACGGATAGCTGTTAAGTAGACTAACATATCCTCAGCACTTTGTCCGTTTGCCAGAGTGACCTTTGTGGTCACGTGTTTTGCATAAGCATTTCCATAATTAGTGTTTTCCCGAGTATAGTCATTGTTTATGTTATATTTGGCATAATAAGAATTTAGTTCTTTCGGATTTAGACTTATCCCAATAAAGTCATTATTTGAATGAGTATCAACATAAAATACGGCAGTATTACTTAAAGGATATCCAATCACGGAATTATTAGGAATTGCTCCATTTGCATAACCAATCACAAACTGGTTTGATCTTGAAACAATAACAGGATGAGAAGAAATACCAAAGTTATAAAATTGTTGGTTTCTCACGTCTAATTCAATTGCCGATTCAGTGGTATTAATATAATATGAAACCTTGGATATCGTATTAGCCGATGGTTTTACCGAATATAAGGACTTAAACTTTAGAGTATAAATTGTTCCCTGGGGATTATCAATTTGTAAATCCGGGAGTAAATTCTGAGCCTCCAAATTAAGTATTTTACAGCCTTTAAAGAAGGTATTCATTCCATTAAAACTGCTATAAAGAACAGCATCAACTCCGAAAGATAAGTTAGCCCCTGTGCCAACGGAAGTTAAAGCCGAACTGTTTACGATTGAATATGTGATTGTTGAGGTATTAACAAACCCGGCTCCGGCATTGGAAAAATAGATATTTTGAATCCTACCATTTGCATAAGTGATAATATTTGCTGTGGCGCGATAGCCCCCCAGCAATTCGTTGGTAACGTTTTCAAACCCATTTACTAACAAATAGTCAGTGTTTGAATATCCAGACCCCCCACTAATAATTGAAACATTTGCAATTTGATTATTTACGAAACGACAAGAATCGTTTGCATTTGAGTCGGCAAGTACAATCAAATCAGTTGTATGGCCACTAACATATGGTCTACTTTTTGAATATAAACGACCAACGGGAGATTTAAAGAAATAGGCTGCCGAGTTGGTAAAAGTAAATGGTTCATTAACAAGAAATGCATTATTAGACATGGACCGCAAAATTTTTCTGACATTTACGGCATGTTGATTTGCCCCATAATGATTCAGGCTTGTCACAACGATATATTCTGTTGTACCAGCGGTAATATTAAATAATTTTGTAAAATCAAAAATACTATTATCCGATAAGACATAAGTGTTTGGAGTTGTGACAAGTAAGGACATAGACACATTACTCACTGAAACAGTGGCTGGAGTGGCCTTTCCCCCTGGATAATATGGCTGACTTTGATAGATCAAGTCTCCGTAGTGTATATCATCGGTAGAAGATGTTTTCAGGTCAAAATTGACATATTCCATTGGATATGCGGGGCAAATAAAACGAATCGAATCATTAGATAAAACAACCACATTATTTGAGGAGGAAAATTCAATCAAGGCTCCATTAGCAATTTCTGTATTAGATTGTACAGATGAACCAGCGGTTGCATATCTAGCTATTTCAACTTTGAATTTTAAATCTGTATCGTTTAGAGGTTTCCAAACTGTTAAAAGATAATCTATGTCTGGAACAGTTTGATCAGGGGTAGATTGATCTGAGGTAGACAGGATGATATTATCTGTATTTGAAACTCCGGGAAATTCTTCCGCCGAATTAATATACGAAAACAGTTTACCAATATATTTTCCGCTGGGTCCAGGACTGGGGGTGTTTGTCAAATTACCATTCTTGTCAATCAGAAAATCACCCTGTCTACTTGACCAAAGTTCAAAATCTTCATCTCCATCAAATTTAATAATAATGGCATATTCTTGATTTGATGGCAGATTGACGGGGTTACGAAAACGAAAAACAGTGGGGGCTTGGGCTGTTGAGTCGGCAACAATAGCAGAATATTCTGTTCGGGCAATTGGAGCTGCTAGATTTATGATCGGCACCCCCTGTAGAGTTTTTACAATTTGAACTTCCACTCCAGGACCAGATATTCCGCTTTTGTTACCTACCGTTTTTGGTTTGTTTTTAAAAAACAATGATATTCTAGTAATTCCAACTGTTGTAGAGTTTTGAACTAACGATTTATCAACATAAAATGTCTGAGCCCAGTTAAATAATCCCATTTTTCTCTCTTTTTTAGAATATTAATTTGTTTGGCATTACCAGAGGAACTTCAGCATAGGCTAATGAACCTACTGCCGCCAATTCAAATAATGCATAAACTGGTATATAATTTTTATTTTGTTGGTTAAAATAATTTGGACTGTATTTATTCTTTTCTCTAACCAACGTTTCTATTTTTACATTGGCCACCCGAGTAAACCAAACTTCGGTTAAGTGATAACATGCGACAAGCGTTCCATCTGCCCCACTTATCAGGGGGTCTCCAAGGTTTCCTCCAAATGGACGAACATTATCTACTTCTATTACGCCATCCACATAAAATGAGTGTTTGGTGTTTGGTCTTAATCCAGTACAAGTCATTTTTATATAGTCATACGATAAAGAACTGCTTGTTGGAGGGGGAGTTCCATTTAAAAATGTAGAAATTTGCATAGTTCCCCAATTCGTCAGGGAGTTAACGCCTCCCGGTTCAATTAATTGTCCAGCATTTAAGGTGACATCGGCTGGATATTCCATCATGTATAATACCCCAGCATGGCCAAAACCTCCCATTGTTAATTTTATTTTATAGTTTGTTCCATTAATAGGATTGTGGTTAAAGGTTAGTTTTCCCACTCCGATAACAAAACCATCAGCATAATACACTAAAGGATTATTTGTTAAGGTTGCAATCTGTCCGTTTGGAAAATAAGTTCCCGCAAACATATCTTCCCAATAAGGCCCTGAATAAGGATCATTCATCAAGGCCACAACTTCAGCATTTGTTAATGGTAAAGATGAGCCAGTATCAATCAATAAGACGTTATTTTGGAAAACTTGTAAGAGAGGATCATTTGAAAAATCAAAATAAAGATGACCAATACCAGGTTTGGTTGAAAATGTAAATTCATTTACATAAGAAGCAACACCTGGAACTACTCCATCCGTTTGTAAAACTCCAAAATCATACCAAAATTCATATATTTGAGCAGTATTTCCAACATCTACAATTTTAATATCCGTGGCATTATTTTGATCAACACAAACAAAATTAACATAGGCTGCGGAAAATTGTCCGGTAAAATGTTTTAAGGACCAATGAAATCCAGGGGGCACGAGCAAGTTGCTGGCCAAAGATGGTAATGTGTTTCCTGTTGCCTCTGTTCTTTCATTTTGCGAAGCTTGTACTGTTTCAATATCCGCCGCATATTGTGGGTTTGATGTGTCTGAATAAATTTTGGTACTAAAATCATCGGCAAAAAAGCCATACTTAAAGCGGTTAATTGAACCATCAATTGAACTTGGGATAGTTTTGTTAGTAATGCTTGTCTCAAGAATTGATAAAGATGTATAATATTCAAGGCTCTGAATTCTTCGTTCCAAGTTTCCAATCTGAGCCATATTATAGCCTTGAGGTTGGAAAAATCTGACATTTTGAATGCTAATAGATTGTCCCAGACTGTGGTTTTCAATTCTGGTATTTAAGTCTCGTTCATTAAAGACTCCGGTACTTACAACTTCGGCTAGTTCAAAAGATTGGTTTTTTGGAAGATTTGGATAGGGTGGAATATCAAGAGTTTGTAGTTTTAATATATCAACTGGTAGGTTTGGCTCATATCTTTTTGCAGGATCAGCATTGGGTAATCCTTTTACAACCACAATATTGCCATCTGAACCAATAACAATATCATCCTTCCGTCCCAAATATTGTTGTACATCTGATTGAAACAAAGAATCAGGAAGGGGGAATTTTTTGTCATTTGTTGGATCAGCAGTATTACCAAATGACAAAGTATAAACTGGGTTTACGGGGGCTGTGGCCGCATTTTGTGTTGGACTTGCTGTTGCTACAACAGATGGACGGAAATCAATACAATTCATCAGGTCATAATACTTACCCTTGTAAGTATAAATCTCGGGAATTTCCCAAGTGGCGGCATCGGAAGAAAGATTTGCCAGGGGCAAGGAATCCAGGGTTGCAATTTGTGCAGCATTAGCTGTATGTAAATAAGAAACAGTATCATGATAAGAAGCTGAAGAAGTTGTGTAGTAATCAAAAGAAACCAGAAGATAATCTGTACTTATTAGGGCAAGACCACTCTTTGGTTGTAAGAATAGGTATGAAAGATCGGCAAAGTTTGCATTATGATTACTATCAATATAAAACTCACTTGTGATATCAATACTTGCGGTATTAACCGAGGAATCTCCAACCCAAACATTTCTTAGTCTAAACACATCAGAAACCCCCAGAACCCAAGGTCCAACGGTATTTGCGACATTATTGGAGAGCTGGAGCTTGACAAGTTGGTTACGATTTACAGTTTTTGCCGCACTAGTCGCCCCCATTTTCATGATATTTACCCCCAGAGCTGTATTAACGGAGGTAGCCGTATCAAAGGTCATTCCAAAGTCCAGGGTTAAGATATTCCCATTTGCATCAACATTTCCCGATAACCCGGCCCGTACTCCAAAAGGCACGGGTAAGTTTTTGGGGAAAGTTCTCTTGAACTGATTAGTAGTATTTGCATAAACACAGTTTGAATCAACTACGATCAGGGTGTTATTTACGACCGTGATAACCTTTTTAATATCATAAATGTCATTATTTGGGAACAGATATATGTAATCACCACTCACCAAATCAGACAAGAATGTTGTGGAAGTCCCCGTAACATTTGGAGAGGTAGTGTTACAAGAAACGGTTCCTGTCAGGCTATCATATTCAACTAGATTATTTCCAATCGGTACAACATATAAGTCTTTTAAGTTATCGTTAGATAAATCTCCGCTATAAGGGAAAAATTCATCGGGACTTGCGGCTATAGATTTGGTTAGAATACCATTATTTCCAGTCGTCGTTGTTTGATCAATCGTTCGGTAAATGTATGTGGTGTTATTTGAATTTTTGATGGATTCCAGTCCCGAACGAAATACCATGGCATCATTTTCAACACTCTGAATATGTGCCAAATTTGCCGATGTGGTTGGGTCACGGTCTAAAATAATATCGCCAATACCCTTGTAGCTTGATCCATTATAATAGACCGAACGTACTTTGTTGAAATTTGAACCATTAGCCACATTCACATTAAACAAATATAAACGATAGATCGCCGTTGGGTCTCCAGGAGTTCCTTGTTCTAGAACCATTGAACGAATTCTAGCTGTTCCAATCAGATTACCTTGAGGGGTAGTATTGGAAGCTACAACTAACGACACATTTGATAGATATGTTTTAGCGGTATCATATAGGGATATTTGATCGGCCGTAGAAAATTGGAATATTCCCCCAACCTGATTTATTCTCACATATGCATCATAGTTCAAGGACACTTTCAAGGTGTTTGCAATCGCCGTGTCTAATCCCTTACCAACATCAATACGATAATTAAAATTGGTTTTTACGTGTTTGCCTTTAATATAGGCATTTCCTGAATCAACCACAACTGAATACGAATTGCCTTCTAAAGCTGAGTTTGAAGGACTAGCTGTGGTGACAAGAAATGGGTCAAGAACAAAGTTTCCACTGGAATCAAAGGTTCTCTGGGCCATTTCATCCCCAATACGAGAATAGGACGAAACTTGATTTTGTTTATATGGATTCCCATCATTCCATTCTACAAGGGTGAAAAATCCATCAGTATTTTTAGCGGTCTCAAGATCAAGAACTGTTAGGGTAGGAACTAGCTGTAGACGATTTGCCCCCGGAGCATTGGAATCATCAATTCCCAGGCTATTATCCAACAAACTTGTATCAATATTGGCGTCAATAATATTTTCAAGTGTCTTAAATCCAACGGCCACAGAATTAGGAGCATTGGAGTATTTGTCAACGATTACGACTTGTTTATCAACTCTCTCAAAATATCCTTTTTGGTAAATTACGCCATTAGAAACTAAAAAGGCATATCCCGTTCCTGTTGCATCCCCCCCACTTGCAACCTTAACTTTTGTTAGGTAATTTTGAGCGACTAAATCAAGAATCGCAATTCCCGAGGTATTATTTGCGGATTGAATTCTAACCGATGGAATATACGTATATCCCGAACCCCGATCAGTCATTATAACTTCTTTTACTTTTCCAACAGCATTGGTGATTATTTCCCCTTTAGCTCCTGTTCCAATAACCCGAAGAACTGTAGCCGAAGCAGTGTTTGCCGCATTAATAATATCGGCCCCTTTATTAATTGTCCAAAAATCTGAATTAGCATCCCCATCAGCTAAATCGGTAGCTCTTGGAGATACATAAAGTATGACTTGGGAAGAATCAGCTAAAGTTGTCGTATCAATAGAGATAATCTGAACATTAGCTCCCGTGTCAGGATCAATAATATATTGAGATGTAGAAAAATTTCCCGTCGTCATACTCACAACCAAGGCGGGAGAAAATATTAACTCATCAGTGTTTGAAAAATTTAATCCCCCATTTTCAACCGAAACTGAAAAGATGGAATTGTTAGAATCATACACCGTTAGAGTATCGGCGGGAGAAAAAGCGGTATCGGTTCCGGAAATTCCAGAATTGATATAGTTTACGTAAATTGTTTTTAGATCAGGAGGGGCAGCTTCAAAACCATCCACATAATTAACGACATAACCAGCCAAACCATCAGCATTCTTGACAAAAAGATTATTGAATAATGATACATCAATAGGAACCCCATTAACATCATTATCAACCAGTTTTACATATGCATAATTATTCAAGAAAGAGAAATTGCAGCCATCAACAATTGTTCCTCGTTTAAAGATATTATCACCAAAACGCTCTATTTGAGCCTGGAACATAGTCTGAAGTTGATTTAGTTCCCGAACTTGAACCGCCACGGAAGGACGAAATAGAATTTTATAGTAATTCTTGGCGGGATCATAATCGTCCGAATAAGGTTGGACTGATAAATTTGTTGAAATAGGCAACTTACTTCTTATCCTTTATAAATGGAGGCAGAAAAATTAATAACGCCGCAAGGCACCCAAATACCCATAAAAGTATTAGTATCTCGTAGTACATTTACATCCTCTAGAAATTGAAGGCAATTTTGAATTTTTCGGTTTGATCATCTTGTCTTGACACATCGGAAATATTCTCCAGGTAAATTACTTTACCCGATCCATAAACAATTTCGGGACTATAAGCATTACTCATATTTAGAATGGCCCCGCTTGTGTTTCCAACCACGATATTATTTTCCTCAAATACTCCAACTTGGTTTGAAGTATAAAGGATGGTGTTTGAACCATCCAAGATTGCTGAATGAAGTAAGGCATTAGATGTAGTTAAATTTCCCTGATATATTACTTCATTATCCTCAAATGTTCCCAGAGAAATCGTTCCATTATACTTGTATAATTGAATAAAAGTGTCAAATCCCTTGAAAACATCATTTCTCTTTATTGTGTCTAGATAAGCTATTGTTCCCGTTCTCTCCCCAATTATAAAATCCCCGGTCTCCATAGAACCCGAAACATTACTTCCCCGAATCGTTGCTATAGACACAAGTTCCGAAACGACGCCCGTTGAAATCACGTTTATTGCATAAAGATAAGCATTAGCCGAATCAAAATACGCATTTGTGGTTAAATCAAAAACACTGGAATTCGTGATACTATTAACAACCCCAAGCTGATTTGAAGCATTATCCGAAGTTGTCAGATAAACAAAATCCCCCACATTAAGCAAAGAAACAAAATCTCCATCCGAGGCTGTGATCGTGGAGGTTGTAGAGTCTGCGGTTGCTATCTTAGTGATATTATATTTTTTGATCTTATAGAAATTTTCATTGGAGATAAATTCTCCAACAACATTTGCCAGGTGAAATACAACATTTGCAAATAAGGGATTTTTCAGAACCCCAAATTGCTGGAATTTATTGGTCGTTAAAATTGTGTTGGATTCGCTGTTAGATAACTGAACCGAGATTTCAAATTTAGAACAATTAAGTTCCCGAGCCGCATTAAATCCATGTCCCTTGTTTGGGCCATAAATTGGACGAATATCAGCCTCTTGAACAACCCCAACCACATTATTTGCTATGACGTTTGCCTGAATAAATTCGTAATCCGCCCCCCGATTTAACATCTCAATCTTGTAAATAGAATTAGAAGCCACAGCATTCACCAAAGCCCGAGCTACAGCATTTACCGTTTCGGCTCCCGTGCCTATAATATTTACTTGCGGATATATCTGATATACACTTCCATTTTCCGGGACAATTTCTAAGACTGTATTTAAACGAACGTAGTTTCCATTAGTATTTGAATAATAATCAACTACAGTTCTATATTGGCCGACTCCGGTACCCGAAGATATATAAAGTAAACATCCAGTATAAAATCCATTTACTGAAGATATATTAGAATTGGATACTCCAAAAACTAGAGGATCGCCATTAATTTGAATATCTGTCCCCGTCCAAGTACCTGCTAAGTAGTTATTATACTTGAGCCCTCCATTCTCAATCTTAATAACATCTATTGCTCCCTGCTTTGCCCCATTCGTAACATCATTATTTGCAACTACCGGAAAATTATTAGAGGTCGCAAATTTAGCAACAATATCACTATCCACGGAATACATATATTTCCAGACATAACCATCCGAGGTTTGGTAAAACTCAGTATTCGCCCCCGAAATATCGGAAAAGTTTGGTTCAATTGTTGAGTTAGCCCTAAAATTATTATCTAAGCATTTGAAAACATGATAGAAAGAAGTTGCATTCACAATCGCATAAAAATCTTTTTCGGCTAAAGTTTCCTGATCATCATACATCTCAAAAACTTTAGCAGATTGATAGGGAATGTTCCGAATGATCAAAGCCACATCATCGGTTCCAATTCGTTTCCCTTCAATCATGTTTCGGTAAGTAGAAGTTAAAGTTGTTTCAATATTATCCTCCAGGGGTTGGAGCATATTATTGGAATGATTGGTATGATCGCCAATAAAGAAATAATATTGGTTATTACCCAAGGTCACGGAATCAAGAAAATCCTGGGCCGCTGAATGTCGCCAATTATTTGGAAGAAGTTTTGTGTTAGCTACCATTTTTTAGATAGCTGTACCATCAGACATAAGAAACTTCCTCACTATTCGCTGTTAACTCAGATTTTATTTCCGACAAGACATTCAAGGAACCAAACATTTTTGAACCCGCAAAATGCATCACATTAACCATCATATCTTTGTATTTATCAAGAGCTAATCCACTTTGAATATCATAAGAATATTCCTGGTAATAATATCCATCATATAGTTTTTTGCCGTCTGACAAGAAACCTCCCCGGAATGTATAATATCCCAGCCCCTTACCCCCTTTTCCAAGATTAACCAAACCTTCGGCAACAATGTCGGCATTTGAAGTATTTTTTAATATAACTACTTCTCCGTCCTGATATCCAAATCCAGAATCCTTAACCTCAATACCCGAAATAGCTCCAGCTTCAGTTTGGACGAAATCTAAAATACGTAAATTGAACCCCGAAACATCAGACCATTGAACAAAATCTGAATAAACAACATTAGCTTGGGAACCCGAATCATCCCCGACTACATAAGTTGTTCCATTAACAGTTGGAACGAAATTATTCAAGACCGAAAGTCTTTCCAAAACAAGATGCGAGGAATTAGAGGATAAAACCAAACCTCGGGCTCCTGTCGCCCCTTGTTCTACAACTTCCCCCAGAGCAAATAATCCGGTCGGTCCCTGAATAGTTAAATCAATGTCTTGAGCATCGGCCCCGGCACTCAGAGGATCATAAACCCTAATCATGGGGGCCTTATTATATCCCGAACCTGGATTTAAATTGGTTATTTTGTTTATGGTTCCCACATTTTGGGTGGACCAAGATAAGCAAAGAGCAACATTTCCTGATGTCAAGTTTGCACTCGCCAGAGCAGGAAAATTGTAAGAATTATCCTCTAAACCAACATGAAAATAGTTATGAATAACGTCAGAATTTAAGTTTACCGTCTCACTATAAAGAAATGAGGTAGTGTCAACATTAAAGCTTGCTCCTGTTCCAATGCTCACGAGGTTTAAGTTTGCCATTCCCCCCGAATCTAAACCAACGATATAATTATATGGAGCATTACTAAATGCCGAACTAATATCAATAACTCCTAAGTCATAAGTCACCCGAAATACTAGGGCACGATTATTTGAAGTCAGGCCATAAACATTATTGTTTTGTAAAAAAACCCCATGTTTATTTGTAGCCGTAATAATTGCATTTGGTCCATTTATGCCAGTCAAGGTAAGAATAACAGCTTCCCCGGTTATTGCATTAGTGGTATTATTTACTCCTAAAATCGTTTCCCCAACTTGAAAGTTAGCAACCGAAGACGTGATTGTCAGGACAAGGTTAGAAGAAACCCCCATGATATTAGCCGTAGAGGTAAAATCTGTATATCCATTAGAAACGGCTAAATCTGCTCCAATCGCATTAGCGGTCGTGAAAACAGAATTTGAATCTAGATTTCCCGACATAATAAAAAATTCAAGTTGACCAGCCGTGGAATTTGCCGGGGTTACATTATAAACTCTTCCATAACCCTTCAAGGAATCATTAGCATAGTAAGTAAAAACAGCATCTTGATTCGCAAAAGTTCCATTTGCCCCAGTATAATTAATACTACCCTTAGGTTGAGAAATTGTTTCAAATAACTGAAAATAGCCATTTGGGGTCGTATTTGGTACCACATTTGTAATTGTGAATACTTTTTCGGAGATTAAAACCTCGGCATTTTCCGAGAAACCATAACCGCCGTCTTCAAAGGAAAAGGTGATAATTCCAACAATATCACTAACTGATGTGACTCGGGCTTTACCCCCCAAACCAGTCTTGGAGCTTATAACATCAACAATATCCCCCACGGCAAATCCTGTTCCCGAACCATCCAAGGATACATTTAAAGACGTAAGGGAACCCACAATTGTTGGACATTCCCGAACATTTACCATTTTTAAAGAGTCTTGAATCGTTTCCCCAGTCCGAAAATTCCCCTTAATGGCCGAAATATAAAACACATCAATTAACCGAGAACCTACTGTTCTTCGGACTACTCGCTCCACAAAAGCGGTCGCCCCAGATTGTAAACCCTGGATTTGCTGATGGACAAATAGGTTATTATTATCTTGAACTGTGATTTCAAGATACATTGGAATTTTCCAGATTCCATCAGATAAGCGGAAAATGCTTTCCGAGGGATATATAACTGTGGCTCCCTGACCAAATACTAGTTTGAAAAGAAGATCAACCCCTCGCATTGTTCCTTTTGAACGGTATAAATCCAGGGAGTGTTTAACTAGGTTTCGGACATTTGTATGGGAAGTAATAGGGATAAACTTTAAAAACTTTTCCTTGAAATGTTTAAGGAATTCGTCTAATGTAAAGTCAATATCTTTTATATTGAATAAATTTCTTGCATACCATAAATCATTATATTGTTCTTCTCTCCATTCAAAATATGCCTTCATAAAGGCTACTAAAATAGGGCCGTCTTCTCTAAATGTCTGAGGAAATTGTTGTTCTATAAGTGGACTAATATGTTGTTCGAGTGTATCCATTCTATCCATAGTTTATTCCATCTGCGCCATTATAGATTAAGCCCCATGTTTCTTTATCCATTCATTTGAGAAGTATTTACGCTTGTATTCCTCGCCTTCCGTATGTCCAACCTTGATAGCTAGATCAGGAAACTGTTTCTGTTTGGTAAGCGGCACTGTTTCTCTCTTGAAATGAAAATGGTGCATCTGATCATGAGTGGGGTCAACAAAATGCTTGATTTCTGGTATCTCTACCCAGGAATGTGAGCCTTCTTGTCTTCGTTTCCGTCCAGGAAAAGTAGTTAATTGATGAGTTGATGTTACTGGAGACGTATAATAACCATTTAAAACCTTAGCGGAGGGATAATGTGGTTTCAGGGCCTTAACTACCGCCCGAGAAACAGCCTCACAGCGTCCAAAACAGGCGAGACGATGACTTGGAGCTTTTGAAGATGCATCCGTAAATCCCTTGTCCTTGGCATGTTTGATATAATAATCAAGCCGGGCCTTTGATGCCAATTCTCTAATCTTTGGCTCATGCTCGGACTTGAATCTTTCTGTTATTAAAGTGATGAACTCCCCAAAGCTTAACATTTCTCTTATATCATTCTTGAGTTTGCATCAATAATATCATATCTCACTTAATATTCATCCTATTCTGTTTACTCCCCAAACCAAGAAGCCAGATTAATGCTACCACAAATATTGCTAGGGAGAGCATAATTTCCATGTCAGTCAAAGAGTTCTTCTAAAATCATAAAAAACTGATGAAATAATTTATGTAGTTCCCGATCTAAATCACAAAATGGTTTTGGTTTTGGTCTTGGGGGATTAACCACTGGAGGAGGAACAGGAACTGGAACTGGATCAACCACAGGTGGGGGAACAGGGGCTGGTGGCTCAGGATTTGGATTAACAATAACTGGAGGAACAGGGGGCGTTGGATCAACTACCGGAGGAGTTGGGGCTGGTGTTACAGGGGCTGGATCATCAACCTTTAATTTTTGATCTGAGGGGGTAATCCAGGGAGTTTCGGGTTTGATAATCTCAATTTGAGGAGGCGGTAATTTCTTAGGCGTATTATGATAATATGCTCCCGCTCCAACAGCCATCATTAACATAACAGCTACCGCAACATGTGTTTTTTTTACTGGACCAGGGCTCGGCACAACTTCCATATTATTTAATGGGGCTGTATTGTTTTCTGGCATGGGATTGTTTGGGGTGTTAGCTTCTTCTGCCATTTGATTATCCTTTTCTTCTACTCGTTAAATGTTTGATTCCATCATGAACTAAATGTCCAACCCAATTTACTATTCTGGAGGACGTAATAATACGAGGTTGCTTAGCTATATGTATCTTGGCTCCCGGATGTAAAATGAATTCATATTCATCTGGGTGTTCCGACACATGACTTACATAAGCCCCATGTGAACCCTTGGGAACATGAATTGTCACATAATGACGGTTTTCTTCTTCATCTTCCTTGGAAAAATCTCGGGCAATATCTCGCCTTAATGACGTACTGGTAAAGGCGGGAAGATGAATATGAAAATGTCCGTGTTTATTTTCTCCGGGAGCCTGATACATTTGCTTAATTGCCGAACGAGTCATTCCCGTGTGAACGGCAAAATCGTGGGGTGTTTCATGCTGAACCAGGGCTTCTTTTATTCTTCCAGGAATCTTTGAATCATCATAACGATTAGAGTGCCCCATGATGTGTTTATTTATTGGGACGCTTGAACCCCCAGTATACTGTTTCAGGGCTTCCTTATGATCATCATTAAATGTATAATGGTTAGTTAATTTATTATGAAGTCTATTAACATAGTCAGGTTTAGTATTCTTATCAAGTTTAAAATCATCAACATGAACAATTTGGGCTTTTATTAGTTTGGGTTTATTTGGGTTAACATGCATATATTTCTTTTGGGCCAGAATATTCTTTAACGCATTTTTATGTTTCTGGGGATCATCCAGAGAAGCATGACCATATACCCCCCCAAATTGATCCACAAATCTAGAAACCAATCCTTCCGAAACATCTCCATTTTTTCCGATAAAACCTAGAAACATTTTCTGATATTTTGGGACGATATGTCTTAGTTTCTTCATAGGGATAGGAATTCTATATCTACATTAATGTTATTTGATTCAATACTTAAAATAGTATTCAAGGCAGCTTTAATATCTAAATCTTTTGGGCGCACATAGATTAATAAGCTACTACCCTCATAATCTTCAATCAAGAAGTTATTCAAGTTTATCTTCCCCAGGGTATAATCTATGGTTCCAATATCCGTAATTTTGGTAATAAACGTTCCATCATTTTTAACGATTCTAACAATCCCGTTTCCATCGTCTGCCAGAATAACATTCTGTCCCCCAAATCGGAATGAGGAAGACGTTAGAACTGTTTTATCGTTTACTGAGTATTTTGTCTGAAGTAAAGAAAAATCATCATCAAGTTCAGTAGCAAAATCCACGACAATATTTTGAGAGGTTAATAAGGATGGTTGAATTTTCTTGTAAATTCGAGTTGTCATAATATTAGAGATTATTGCAGGATTTACCTCATCAATAATATCCCGAAGCTGAGAGTCCCGCAAAATTACATTAAAGTTATTCAGGAAATCATCATTATATTGATTGATTGCGGAAACTACCAGAGACTTGATATATTCGGAAGTAAAATCAACAAGATTTAGGTTGCATCGCACCAAAGCAGTAATATCAATATAAGTAAATTCTGGTTCAATAAAGATTGGAATAATAGAAAGATTACATCGTTTTTTCAGGAAATTATAGTATTCAGTTTTTTTGGAATCAGGTAATCCATCCACATTTGCAATATCCACGGAAACGAATATTTTACCAAATCTTGGGGGATTAACTTTTTCTCCGCCGAATACTGCAACGGCATTTATTTCGGGAAATTGTTCTTTCAATAATACTTCGGTATCTGTTTCAATTACGGCTCTTTCCTGAACCTGAAAATGTCTGGGCGCCATATAACGAATTGACTCTAAAGTTTCAGGTATTGCTCCCCCTTCTGCAACCCTTATTGTGGTAATAGTTGGTCCCCCAGTTAGTTCTGAAACTGGGCCTGTTGGATCAAAGTTTGCCACAAAAACTTTTGCCCCATTTGATTTAATATCCGAGGAAACCCGATAATTGAGCTGAATAGTGGCATTAATCTTGGGTTGGCGTCCAATAACCCCATTACCAAATAGGACTTCATAAAACCCCTTTTCCGAAGCCTGAAGAAAATAAACCTTGGAACTACTATCTAAGTCAAGCAAAGATGTGGCAAGGTTATACTTATCTCCAATTACCTTATTATCCTCAAAGACTGTGACTGTCAGAGAACTTGTATCAACCGTGGGGTTTGAGATACGAAATCTTTGATTCTCTATATCAGGAAAAAAGATATACGTGTCTTTTAGGTAAATGCCTTCATAAATGTCTGTTTGAAAAGAATATGTAGTATTGGCCGATGATAAGATTATATTTTCGGGAATACTAAAGGTAAAAGACTGGGCCTTGATTAGGGTTGTAAAAGAAGAACCCTTGGGAACAATATAAGGCTGACTTTCTTGGGTGGCCTGAAAATCTACCTGCACCCGAGCAACAGAGGATCGGGCAGATCGGGGGGTGTAATTCAAATCCTTGGCATGGGAGAGAACAGAATCTCGTATCTGAGCCGAATCCAGGAAGGATTCCGAGATATTCATGTTCAAAAAGAATAGGTTTTTTTGGGTATTATAGGCTAGAATATCTAGCAAAACATTAAAGGTTGAACCCGCAAAATCATAATCCTGAAGAAATGCCTGACCTTGAAGATATGATTTCAGGTTAAACTTTAGGGCATCAAAATCTAGGTTTACTAAGTCTGTTGAGTTATTAGCCGCCAAATCAAATTCCTTAAATAAAAGAGAGATAATCCTCCTTTATTTATATTGACGGGCCTGACTCAATAAATCCATGGGGAAGAGGCATATATTGGTTGCTTTGCAATCCAAGCCTCTGTTTGTTCTTGTCTATATTGTAGTCTATTTGCTAACACTTCTGTCTGTTGCATTATAAATTTCAAGTCCTCTATTTCCTTCTTAAGATTGGTATATTTAATTTCAAGAATCAAAATTGTAACCCCCAGTATAAACATACAAACTGTGAGGATGATGATCATAATTCTTGACTCCTTCATATCTCTTATTTTACCCCGAAGAAAAATAGCCAATCGTCATGTTTTAGTTCTAATTCACTAGTACTTGGTTGTTTTGACAATATCTCCACCCAACCATCATATTCATTCTTTTTTGCCCGATGTTCATGAATTTTTTGAGTACATTCTTGTAAATCTTTTAATAAATCATTTCGGACATTAACCGTGGGGGCTCGGGAATAAGAATTAGAAACAAGATTTGCCAGACTCTCATCAAATTCTAAGCCCTCACTTTTTATTAGGGCTTTTGTCTGATCTAGAGTTGTTTCCCAATAAGTTAAACGTTCTTTATGATAATCAGCCTTAGTTATAGCTGCCTCATGGACTGATGCTATTGTGTATGGAAATTTCCATTCGTTGCGTTGCATGTTATTCTCCTTACCGACCCACGATTTCTTTGGTGATACTAGAATAATCCACTTTCTGATTTAATGGGGATTGCGGCATTTCTTCCACCAATTTAAATCTGGAAGCATATAATAATGTTGGTATATCATCTACCCTAATATAATCGGTTCCATCCATGCTACTCTTACAAAATTCAACGATGGTATATATTTTTCCTTTAACAAGATTATCCCGAGGTCTTGAACACCTAACCTTATCTCCAACTTTCATTGGTTCCTCCGTTTATCTAAAAGCCGCACTACGACGACGGGCTCTTTCTCGCCGCTGTTCTTCCGTAGGATTTTCCAAGGCATTCTTCTGGGCTTGACGACATTCTGGACAAAGAGATTGATCTACCACAGTCATATTGTAAACTTGATATGGTGCCCCGCATACCTTACACTCAACAATCTTAGTCATGGCGATGGCTCATTCTTTTTCCATAAGTCCTCGGCTAGTTCTACAATATTTACATCCCCGTTTTCATTTTTCATGGAGTCAAAATAATCTTTGGTTAATAAAACACACCTAACATCTACTCCCTCAAAAAGATAAGCATTATCGGCTTTATATTTTTCCTCATCCTCTTGCTGTAAAATGGTAACAGGATTTCCATCATCATCCAATAAGAGACCATATTGATCGGCGGCTTTGATATATCCTACGAAGACATATGCTTCTTCTTTGTTCATTTCCGTTCTCCCTTGAGATTTTAGGTGCCCCAAGGGAAACTATCCTGCTCCCTTGGGGCGATGCCATGACTTTACCCGGTTCTCGGCATTTAATGTATAACCTGAGGTTTATGTCGGACGCTCTACCGCTAAGCTACCTCGCCATAATATGGAGGCGAGGATAGGATTTGAACCTATGCTTTCCGAATAGGGGGTTACACACCTTGATAGAACCAGCATGGCAATACTCAAGTTGGGGTGAATAGTCTGAGTCTGAGCGAGCCAAACATCTCAAGGATGTTTCCGTCTACCGTTCCGGCATCCCCGCATCAGTTTTAGACACCAAAAAAGTATCTAAAATTGGTACGGGGAAAGGGATTCGAACCCTTACGACTCGTTTTTTAGATTCACCACAAGCTTGAGATTTCCGTTTCAATCCCCCAGCAGATAATCAAAGATGGCTGATCCGACATTGGGGGTTTGAATTTCTTCATGGACGTTGGCTTCTTCCCGAGCCTCTTTTATGGCTCGTAATAGAATTTCAACTCGTTCCGAGATAGCTTGCTTTTCGGTTTTTGGTATTGCTCCACTTTGTTTAACCTGTTCCCAAAACCCCGCTATTACATCTTCGGTTATTAGTTGGGTTTGGGCTGGATGTTCGGGGGTCGCGGGAAACAAAACAATAGGCTTTTGTACCTTGCGAGTCCGATGTGTTTTCGTTGTCTCGGCCTTGAACAAGCCAGAGTTTTCGTCTTTACTCCAATTATCTCCCTCATCTAGAATTGGAAGATTTCCCACAAAGGTACGCAAATCAGTTAGTTGTTTCTCCAAAAACAACAAGAAACTAACGGGAGCATTTGGGATAATAACCTTATCATCAATTTTAACAGAAGCATTAGCCGCACAATTAGTCCAATCTTTGCGGGCCGTAACTTCCATTAACTCACTAATAATTCGTTCCGCCCGAGATAATACTTCGGCGGCAGAAAACTGAACCCGCTTTTTTTCCGCCGGCAAATCTTCTCCCTCATCATCTCTTTTCAGATATGTTTTCT